TCCACCCGTTGAGGGCGAAGAGGCGCGGGATCTCGTGCCGGTTGAGCACGTCTGCGATGGCCTGTGCGAAGGAGTTGAGGGAGGACCGGAAGATCCCGGTCTTGTCGGTGTGCAGGGCGTAGGAGCCGGTGTCCTGGTGGCCCACGAGAATGAAGTCCGCCAGGACCGTCATCAGGATGCGCTGCTCGTACCGCTGGATGATCTGGTCGGTGTTGAAGTTGGAGCCACCACCAGAGGACAGCAACTCGAACTCGTACAGCGGCATCTTGGTCTCTTCGTCGTATGCCTGGGGCATGACGACGCCTTCCATCTCATCGCGCTTGACCGAGCGGACCATCTTCTTGAAGGCCTCGGCGGTCTTGTACTCCAGGGTTCCTGGAGCAGCAGAGAGGAACTCAGCGGGGATCTTGGCAACCGGGAGGCCAGCGAGGTCACGCTCGATGCCGATGGCCTCGATCTCCTCGATGCGCTTCTTGAAGTACCAGGGCCGGTAGGCCGTACGCAGGATGGAGCGACCCTCAGGGTTGTTCTTGTGAAGGGCCGTGCGGAACAGCAGGCTCTTCTGGATCGGGATGACGGCCTTCTTGTAGTCCGGTGGGGCCAACTGCACCATGGACTGGATGCCACCATCGGAGTCAAACTCCCACTCCAAGAGGGTCTCCTGGGAGCGGATGGGCATCTTGCGCCAGCCGATCATGCCGTCCGCGTACTTGCTCTTCAACTCAGGGTTGCGGACGTCCCCACCCCGGCGCTTGTAGACCACCTCGTGCCAGGACCACCCATAGACCAGCATGGAGAGGATCTCGCTGATCAGGTCGTCCCAGGTGTGGGACATGTCGTCCATGCACTCTTCGACAAACTGAGCAGCCAACTGGTCCTCGGGGTTCGAGGAGGAACTGTCCACCCGCCAGGTGACCTGCCTGAGCAACTTGTCGATGGCCCAGAGCAGCGACCCCACCATGGGGTCGTTCTCCGACATCTCCTTGAAGACCTGGATGGACTTACGGCCACGCAGTTGAGGCAGGAACTCCTCATCGACGTAACCACCCCAACGCCGCAGACCGGACTGACCGAGTTCGATCATCGCCTTGTCTACGGCAGCGCCTCGCATGGTCCCATCAGGGCCAAACGAATCCACCATGCCCATGGGGGTCGTCATAGCCTCCATCATCGCTTTCTGCCTACCTGTTGTCCCCTACGACACTCTGTACAGGGTGTAGAGGGTGTGATACAGTTGAGGCATGGAGAAAGGAGGGCAGATGCCCAAGCAGATCCAGACACGCACCGTCACCACGACGGTCGTGACCAAGACCCCACGAAAGTTGCCCGTCAAGCAGGCAGCGGCAGTAGGAGTGGCGGTCGCCCTCGTGGCCATCGGTAGAGCGTCTCGATAGCGGCAAATAGGTCATCAGATATCAATCTGGTGGCCTATTGTCGTGTTTAGGACTTGACATTTGATGCACAGCGTGTTATTGTTTGTGCATGAGTGAGGAACTACCTCACCAGAGAGGAAACCATGACCGACAGCAACGTGACCCCGCTCCACCCCACCAAGGCCGAGCGGATCACCACCAAGGTCAAGCAGGCCCTCACGGACACCAGCAAGTCCCCGAACGTCAAGTGGACCGTCAACACGGTCCGGGGGGTCATCATCGCGGGCGTTGCCCAGATGGCGGCCCAGAACGTGGCCCAGGGGATGTCGCGTCGAGTCCCCAAGGCCTAACGACAGAGCCCCGGCTCCCTAGTGGAGACCGGGGCTTCGTCATGTCTTAGACCGGACAGCCCTGCTTGCGGAAGTCCGACAGGGCGTTCTTCACCGCACGGTGGTCAGACCCCGAGGCAGAGGTGACAACCAGACCCTTGCCGTCTGGCCCCTTCCACTTCACGTGGCCACCCTTGGAGACTTCCCAGGTCCACCCGTGAGGTCGAACGAGGGCGTCGATCTCCTTGACGGCTCTGCTTGGTGCCTTCATGTCTCTCCTAGACGGTGAACGAGAAGCCGACATCCTGGTGGTCCTTGACCCCACCGACATCGCGCCAGGGGCTGGCGTTGGCAGGCCTGGGGTCGTTGTCCCAAGCATCCGTACTCTCCAGAAGCCTCTCCACTGGAACAGGGATGGCGGGCGTCTTCTTCCGCTTGGCCCGAGACCAGGCGAGAGCGAAGGCACAGATCTCGTCAGGGAGGTGGGTGTCCTTGCCACCGCCGTAGATGTCCTCGACCGAGGCGTACTTGTGAGCAGTGTAGGCCGACTCGATGCGAGGGGCGATGAGGTCGCCACGCTCCACCGCAGCGATGTACTCGGTCAGCATCTCGTCGCGCTGGCGTCCCGACATGATGAAGGGGATCGAGCGGGCGTCGATGTAGTCGTTGACCACGTTGCCGATGCCCGTCCCGTCGTGGACAGCCTTGCCGCCGTACTCGCTGAACTGCTCGTTGAACCAACCCACCATGACCGGCCAAGGGCGGCGGTTGTAGCGCTTGTAGGCCACCAGCCGCCACGGGTGACAGTCGGTCCGGAAGGTGGCAACGACGGTGTAGTCACCCTCCTTGGCCCAGTCAGCCCCAGTGACGTAGTCGCCCTCGCGCTGGGGCTTCTCACCGACCCACTCCTCCTTGACACCAGCACGCCTCATGTAAGGCGACTTGATGACCTCGGAGTTGTTCATGCAGAACATCGCCTCGACAGCCTCGGTGTCGATGGCACGGGTGCCGATGCTCGGCTCCTGGAGGTCGTACTCGACCGCGAACATGGCAGCCGAGACCTCTTGGCGCTTGCGCTCGATGGTCATGGGGGAGAGCCAGCCATCAACCGGGTTGGAGGTCTCCTTGTAGCACCAGGAGAAGACCGGCCAGTCGTTCTCCACAGCCCGCTGGAGGATCTCCGTCATGGTCTTGTCGGGGTACTGGTGGGTGCTCGACATCACCGTCTGGGTGTCGATGTAGTTGTCCCCGATGGTCTTAGGCATCGGCTGACCCATCGCGGCATCCAAGATCGTGATGTCCATCTCATCGATCTCATCGAGCCGGAGGCGCTGGGGGTGGGGTCCACGAACAGTGCGCTGAGAAGCAGTGAGGGGTCGGACCTTAGCCCCATTGGAGAGTCGCAGGATCGTCGTCCCGTGAGAGACGACCATGTGGTTAGGTGCGAGCGGTGCATCCCAGCCGTCGCGCATGGCTTCGTGGATGTTCGTGGACTGCGCGAGCGAACCTCCCAACAGGTTGATCTCTGCCCCGAGGACCACCGCTTCAGTCAGAGCCAGGTAGGCGAGGGTGCGAGACTTTCCACCGAAACCACGCGAGCCTTTCCACACCGACACCGGAGAACGGCCAAAGTACGCGTCCGCGAAGGCTGCGAACGGAGTCTGGTGCTCGGCGCAGACAGGTGTTCGAGGGATCCGAACCCCCCACAACGTGTACACCAGTTCGTAGAGTTCATCGTCGTTCTCCGGTGGCCGGGTCAGAACGAAGTCAGAGAGTGCTAGGGCTGTGGTCATGTGAGCGCGAAGAACCCTGGGGTGTTGGTCTTGGGGTCGAAGGTGGAGCAGTCGCCCTTCTGCTCTTCCAACTTCTGGATGTAGCCCCTCACCTTGGCCACTCCCTCGGGGGAGGACTTGGGGCTGATCAGGCTGTTGAGGAAGTCGATCTCAGTGTCCACGCGCTGGTTGGACTTGACGCACCCAGCATGTGAGGCCACCAGGCGATCATGGATCTGCTGAATGCTCTGGTAGCGCGTGTAGGAGATGAAGAACAGCAACAGCAGCAGCCACATCGAGTAGAAGACGTGGGTGCGCGTACGGGCGCGCTCCACCGTGAGGTACTTCTTGCTCAGGTCTTCTGCGACGACCTTGGCGTCGTGAGCCTTGTTCTCGATGTCAGACTGTCGAGTCTCTACCTCAGCCTGACGCTCAGAGATCTCCGTGACCAGCGCAAGGGCAGTGCTCAGTCCGATGACGTTGGAGGAAAGGCGCTCAGTGGCTTGCTCTAGCCGCTGGATGCGCTCGTCTCCGTACCTATCGCCGTGTCCGTTGGCCATGACGACCTTCCGTCTGCTCCTGAATGAACTGCCTCAAGTGTTCCTCGTGCATCTCAAGTTGTCCCAATACGAGGAGTGACTCCAGGCTCAGGCGGTTGGTCTCAGCCTTGAGGGTAAGGATCTCGACGTCACGTGTCATGTCATGCCTTGCGCTTGGGTGACGGTCGCTTGGCTGCGGTCCGAGACTGCTCTTCACGTACCCCCTCCTTCGTGATGGCTGCCAGATAGTCGGCTGACAGTTGGTTGGCTCTTACCAACGCAGGGAGCATCTGATCCCTGGTGAGCGCCTGCAACTTGTCCAACGACGTCTTCAACTCTCGGATGTCGGCGTTCTTCTCGGTAATGGTCTTGTCACGGTCATGGATAGTCTCCTCCTTCGCAGCAACGGCGTCCTTATGTGCCCAGATCGGCATGAGGACCTTGCGCGTGACGAAGGCGTCCAGGAAGATCAACCCGAACAGGCCGTACTGCTGGAGGTACGTCCCCAGGTCTTGTGCTGCCATCAGATCCCGTTCTGCCGCTTCTTGACCCGCACGTAGTTGTTGCGTCCGTACGTCACCTCGCAGGGGACACAGACCAGCCAGCCGCAGTGATCGCAGTGCCTGGTGACCTTCTTAGAGCACTGTGGGCAGACGACATCGCTCATGTACTGAGTCTGTGGCATGACAAAGCCCCTGTCCCGTAGGAGCAGGGGCCTCGCCAATGTGGGTCTAGCGGAACCTCATCAACGCGGTCAGGCTACAGCCTTCGCAGGCTTCTTGGAAGGGTCACCCTTGGGCAGGTCGGGCTCGATGGTCACAGGCTCAGGCTTGGGCTGTGCCTCCACGGCACGCTCAGCGGCCTTCAACTGGCTCTTCAAGATCGAGACCTGCTTGTGCAGGGCTGCGATCGTCTGGGTCTGGTCTTCGATGATCTCCATCGCGTCGGCCTCGAAAGGCATGTCATCCCCTACTCAGTAAGAAGCGCACCGGTCGGATCGATCGGCACTACAACAGCATCTTGCCCTGGCTCCCAGGTGTGGTCCAGCCACGCCTCCACCAAGGCTGCACACTTGTCCACGCAGTAGACCCACGTGCGCGAGCCCCCAGGCCCGGTCAGGGTGAGCAGGGAGTAGGGCGAAGGGAGGATGTTGGGGTGCTCGACCCCGCACCTGTTACACCTCAAGAGGTGCCTCGGTCACAGGCGTCAAGGTCTGCTCCCACTGGGAGTTGATCTCGTACTGGTCAGCCTCGGACTGGGGGAGCGTCCGGTTGAAGGACTGCTGGAAGGTGGTGTTGTTCACCACCGTACCGGTGCCCACCTCTACGAACGCGACGTTGACCATGTCAGGGCCAGCGCTGCTCTTGCTCTGAACAACGAAGATCGTGGACACGAAGACTCCTCAGTCTTACAGATAGGGCCGATGTTCAGGAAGAACGCGGAACGTAGAGGGATACGGCAGCGCTGGTTCTGGGCTACCAGAGGTATTCCACCAGAAGCCATGGAAGTAGTCGCGGTGCGCCTGCAACTCGGCATCTGTCAGAGGTGTGGTGCCAGGGATGATGTTCCAGGTGCGATAGGCGAAGTGTGCTCCACAGTCCAGGCACACGCCAGTGTTGATGCCCGAACCTGTGTCCGTGTCCAGGTACTGGGTGTGATCACACTCCGTAGGAACCTTGCGCCCATCAGCAGGGGTGTACTTGACGTGTTCCCAGCCACGCCCTGTACCTCTCTGGCTAGAGCGAGCCCAACGACTCTTGGGCTCAGGTGTCATTGGCATGAAGTCTCCTAAGCAACGAAGCAAACGGTGGCAGTCATAGGAGTGCCTGGAGCATGAGCAGCCAACGTCGCCGTTCCTGTGCCGTTATGGTAGAACTGGCTCTGGATGTAATAGGTACCACTTGAAGTACCAGGGAACGCGCAGATACCTGATGATGTCAGGGTACCGGTTTGGCTGATGGTATCCATGGTGCCACGAACAAGTTCTGAACTACCACTCGTGACCCACCGCGTCAGCAACCGGCCATTGCTTGATAGCGTTGGTAGCACCGTAATAGTTGCAGTGTTGGAGAACGAATAGACACCTGCAAGATAAAGGATGAAGTTCGTTGTCCCAGTGAAGATGTCCCCGTCATCACTGGACTGACGGGTGATGTCTTGGGTGTTGTAGGCAATAGGTGTCCAACTGGTGGCGTGTGTCGTTGTCGCAGAGTTCGACACTAGGGCGTAGTTCGTCCCATGAAGAGGGCCTGAACCCAACTTCTGACGACTCATCGACACATTGGACAGGTTCAGCGACCCAGTGATGTTGGGGTCCAGGTCGTATGCCAGTTGCAGCGTCTTCATGCCGTAGCGAGTGGATGTAGAGGCATTGCGTGTACCACTCCACGAGGCCCCTGGCTGGTCACCGTCGCAGTACCGCGTCATGTAGGAGGACTGTTCGATCTGGATACCGTCGTAGACCACGGCGTAAGTGGACTCAACAGCACCACCAGAGGTGACCGGAGCAGGAAGGCGCACGTTGACCGAGCCACCCGCCAGCAGGTCGGAAGGCGTCGTGAAGGTCACCCAGTGCCGGACCTGCCACCCGATGTAACCCATCTCCTGTACGCCTGTCCGGGCACCGTAACGCCACCCGGACAACGTGTGCAGGCCGTAGATCACTGAGCCAGTAACGCCGCCTGAGCCATTGAGGGTGCGGCTGCCCCCACCGTTCTCGTAGACCTTGACGTTAGTCATGTCCGCATAAGCAGTGGCATAGACCGCAGTGTCAGCAATGGAGGTACACGAGGCATGGAAAGACATCGTGTAGGTCGTGCTGGCAGCAAGGTTGGCGATGCTGAGGATGTTGAAGTAGCCACCCGTAGCCGTGGACGACACCTTGTACGAAGCCGTACCGCTGAAAGGCACCAAGTCCACGTTGGACACGTAGTCCGTGATGACGGTGCCCTTGAGAGACAGCGTGACCGCCGCACCTGACGTAGACGTGCTGGTCAGCGACTCACACGAGGGGCGAGTAGCCAGGTTGGTCGTGCCCGAGGACGACACGAAGGTCTCGTTGGCGTTGACCTGGAAGAAGCCAGGGTTGGCAGCGTAGGCAGGAGCGTTGATCTGGCCCGCTACGTTGAGTGACCCTGCCAGGCTCAGCGTCCCGCTAGAGGTCACGTTGCCTGACATGTCCACGTAGAAGTTGCGCGTAGAGACGTTGTAGAACTCCAGACCCGACGTGGACAGACGGTAGCCACTACCGCTCACACCCACTGTGGTGGCGGACTGGATCGTGCCGGAGACGGTGAGGGTCGCGCCCACAGCCACGGTGCCGTTGAGCGTCGAGGTGTTCTGGATGGTGACCGAGGAGAGAGTCGCTGAGGTCGCGTTGACCACACCAGCGCTGCTCACCGTGAAGTTGGTGGACGAGATCGTCCCGGTCCCCAGGGTCAAGGTCCCGTTGAGTGTGGTGGCAGCACCCACGGTGAGAGTGCCTGTGAACGTGGCGCTGGAGGCAGAGAGAGCACCGGTCACAGCGTCGATGACCACCACAGGGGTGGTGGAGGAACTGTTGTAGCCCTTCACGCCCGTGGGGTCGATGGTGATGCCAGCAATCAGGCTGCCTGTGTTGGTGGCGGTCTGGATGAGGCCGTTGAGGGTGGCTGTCCCATCCACAGTGAGGCTGCCACCAAGGGTGCTGGAGCCCGACATCGTGACGTTGCCTGCGGTCGTCACCGAGAAGGTCTGCGTGCCAGCGCCGTTGAACGCGGTGATGCCCGAAGAGGTCACGCGCAGACGCTGGCCTGAGGTTGCACTAGCCCCCGCGTACAGCGAGCCCGTGGAGATCTGCACATCTCCGGTGAACGCACCGCTGGTGGCTGTGATGGAGCCGGTCAGGGTGAGGTTGCCTGTGGCGACATCAGCGAAGAAGGTCCGCGTGGCCCCGTTGTACAACTCGATGCCGACACTGGACTGGAGGTTGATCCTCGTCCCGGTGTTGGCACTACGCAGTTGGAAGGTGCCGGTGTTGGTGATCTGAACCGTGGGGTTCGTCAGATCCGTGCTCAGGTAGGACGAGATGCCTGCGCTGCTCAGTTCCGTGCGCGCACCCGCCTTGGTGCCCATGTAGATGTGGCCACCACTACCGATGAAGATGTCATCAGCGGCGATTGTGCCTGCGATGATAGAACTCGCAGTAAGACTCTGGATCTGTGCACTGGTGATAGCAGCGTTAGCGAAGAAGTACTGGCTGGTCGAACTCGTGGTCAGGCCATCGAACTGCTGCACACGCACGTGCGAGAACTGCCAGGTCACCGCCCCAGGCAACTGGTTGCTGGTGATCGTGGTGTTCACGGTGTTGGTGGTCGAGGTGATGGTGAACGGCACCACCACACCGATGTAGGTCGTCGCCAACTGTGAGGGAGAGACAGCAACCGTGGGGTTGGCACTCACTGCTGTCCCCGTGACCTGAAGAGTCAGGGCAGCGGAGGAAGACGCAGTGCTGGAGACCTTGACGTAGTAGACCGCCTGGTACTGGCCTGGCTGCAACCCTGTGTAACCAGGACCAGAGACAGCCAGGACGTTGGTCGTCATCCCGGTGTTGGCGATGCTGTAGCCCGCGTACGCAGTGCTGTCCGCCACCCTGGTGGCCGAGTTGTTGATCGTGAGGCCGTCACGCTGCTGCCCGTTGGCATCAGTGAACGAGCCCGATGAGGTGACCCATCTGAGCATGGAGAACTGCGAGTCCCCAGCAGGGAAGGCCTGGATGCTCGCCTGTGCTGCACCCGTGAGTCTGTTGTAGGGGATGGACGCCTGAATGACAGCGTCACCTGACAAGGACTCGGTCGGGAACGTGGCCACGCTGGTGGCGGTGTTGAAGAAGAACTTCGAGGACGAGCCAGTGGTCTGGATGTCCAGGGTGCCCTTGACCACGGCGTTACCACTGAGGGTGCTTAGGCCAGAGACCCCAACCGTGGTGAACGAGGGTGTGGGGGACATCGAGACCTGGATCGACCCTGTGCTGGCTGTCAGGGTCAGGTTGGCTGTGGTCGCTCCCAAGGCGAGGTTGGTGACACCGCTGTTGGTGATCGTCACAGCCCCGGTAGCACCACTCACCCCGATGCCTGCGCCTGCGATGGCAGAGGTCACCGGGGTGGCTGGAGTGCCGTGTGTGTGGTTGGCGTAGGCAGCAGTGGTGCCTGAGCCCAACGCAGCGGACTGACCGAAGGCAGTCTCAGAGACCACACTGGCCCCAAAGCCAGCGAAGCCTCCACCGACACCAGACCAGGTACCAGGTGAGCCTGCTGTGGTGCAGACCCACATCGTGCCGTTGGTGATGCCTACGACGTAGTCACCCTGCAACCACGTGCCTGTGGTGGGAGCACCACTGACGGTGCCACCCATGAAGCGAGTGGGCTGGGTTGAGCCACTGAACCCACTAGGAGCGAAGCCCTGTGCTGTCACCACACCAGGGAGCAAGGGGTTGTTGGGGATCGAGATCGTGACGTCACCGATGGAGGAGTTGGTGACGAGTTGGTTGGCTGTCCCTGTGAGGGAGGTGAGCCCCACACCCGTGTTCGTGGTGGATGACACCACGTTGCCATTGGCATCACGGGTTGTTGTGGTGGTGATGACGCTGTTGATGATGTTTGACAACAGCGAGATGTCAGCCTGGAGCGTGCTGATGTAGGGGCTGAGCGTGCCCGTGATGTCTACCGTGGACAGGTAGTCAGCGATCATCGCCTTGACGGCGTCACTGTCCGGGATCGGGGTCAGTTGCTCAGGCTGACCGCCCTCGTAGCCATCGACGTTGGACGTGTAGGAGACGCGCTGTGCGATGCGTAGCGAATCAGCGAAGAGCCCCACGAAGTGAGTCTGGTGCCCTCAGAGCACAAAGTCCAACTACCGCAACACGCCCAAGATGAAGGCGATGATGAGAACGAGGATCAAGAACCAGAGCAGAGACATCAGAACCCCACAGCGTGTGTCTTGGCACAGAACTCAACGATGAAGCCCACCGTGAGCACGAAGAGCCCTACGTGCAGGGCTGAGCGCTGGTAGCGCGTCCAGAAGGGGTCACCGATCAGGAAGATCAGGGCCGCAACGATGAAGAGGACGAAGGCAATGATGTTCACGATTGCTCCTAGAGGTCCACAATCCCCACACCATCCCTGGGGTTGCACCTACCCCGATGAGTGCGAAGGCACCCATGATCTCGAAGGCGTACTTGTCGTACCAAGGCTTGTGCGCGTGCTCAATCCTCTTCATCCTGCTTCACCTCTACACGAGCAGCCTGCCAGGATGAGAAGGAGCCCAAGAACAGGGCAAGCATCGAGACCAACGAGACGAACACAACGCTCTCTAGCCACCCCACTGCATAGGCCAGCACGGTGAAGGGCAGCCAGAAGGCTGTGCACCAACCATGGAAGGCCCTGAGGAACTCAGGCCTACCGAACAGCGCGAAGACCTTCACACAGTGAGCGTGCGGCTAGTCATCCTCGATGTCTCTGAGTGCCCGCTGGATGTAGGCGACAAGGTGGTCTTCGCACCGGTTTGGGTCTAGCAGCGCAGCGCTCAGGGTGCTTCTGAGCATCTCAGTCTTCAGGCGCTGCCTGGTGAGAGACAAGGCCATCGTCTGCTGCAACTCCATCTTGGATCGGGGCTTGCTCTTCTCTGGTGCCCACACCACGATGCTTCTCCTCACACTCCCGAGCAAGGGCAGGGACCACGTAGTGCGTGAGACAGTCTTCGCAAACCCAGTCATCACGCTTCGTAGTCATAAACCCCGGCTTCCTTGAGACTTACTTGACCCAGCGTAGCCAGATGCGCTCGTTCTCGCTCTGCACCCAGGCCTTCCAGATCATGTCCTTCTTGATCTCACTCCACTTACGCATGTCGCTCTTCCTCACTATCTCGACGTTGATCCCATGTAGGGCATAGACCATCTCCATGTGCTTGCTGATCTGAGCCTTGTGGTACAGCACAGCCTTGTTGACACTGTCCTCATCCCAGTCACTACTCATCGGGTCAGTAGGTTGACGGTCTTGCAGCGGGGAGGAGGCGGGTCGCCTTCCTTCCAGTCGATCTTGTGGTCCGAGCACACAGCGCACGTGATCTCCCACATGCCATCTGGTGCGCTCTCACGCTTGCCACCCTTGAACACCCACTGTTGTGGCACAGCGTCCAAACGGTGCAAGGCCAGAACAGCCTCCACACGGTCCTCAGAGACAGAAGAGGTCTTCTCTGGTGTCCCCACCTTGGCTTCAGGCTTCTGTGCCCTCTGCGGGGCTGCTGTGGCTTCACCACCCATCACATTAGTCACAGCAGCAGCACGCTGCTCTAGGGCCTCAAGGCGCACAATGAAGGGCTCAAGAGTGTCCAGGATGAGGTTCTGCACCACCTCAAGAGGGTTGGTCATCGCTGGCTCTCCCAGATCATCCAGATCCAAAGCCCAAAGCAGCAGAAGATCCCACCAAGGAGCATGCCGATCAAGACGTTCGTCATGTCCCCACCTTGTGGTCTGTGACGCGACCGTTCTTGTCCACCCAGAGGAACTCGCCCTCGTGCCCCACAGGCTTGTGCTCTTTGCACTCCACGCAGTAGGTGGCCTGGTAGAAGTCAGGCCTCACCGCGTAAGTCTCACTCAACGCACGGCCCATCTGGGTCTTGGCCCCACACACGATGTGCTTGTAGGTGTCGTAGAAGGGGCGCTTGAAGCCCCTGTTGCGCTCATCCTGGCTCAGCACCAGGTACTTCTTCTGGAGCCCTGTCTCCGGGTCCACTTCCTTGAGCGCTGGGTCGTTCCTGTCTGCTGTCGTCCCCACGGCTGCCTCTCATGGTCTCGATGAAGTCCCGATGAACCTCACGGGGGTCGTCCTCACTGAACGGGTCGTACATGGAGGGAGACGTTCCCCAGCACTCCTTGACTGCTGCCACATGCTCTTCGTGCGTCTTGTGCCCACCACAACAGGACCAGCGAGTCAGGGTCATCGCTCAAACCTCTCCCTGTCACGCTCGAAGGCAGCCATCGCTGAGTCCTCGCACACCTGGCAGCAGTACCGAGGAGGCATGTTCAGGCGCTTGTTGCAGTCCTTGTGAGCGCAGTAGTCATCTGCGTTCTCTGCCCGACGCTTGCCTCCAGTGAAGAAGGCTGAGGGGACTGTCATGGCCACACCCACAGCACCATGAGCAACGCGAAGATGAGCACCCAGGCGGTGAACTCGTGGTTCCGCATCCAGTCGAGGATCTTCACCACTTCTGCACCTGGCCCACACGAGGGTCAGCAGGAGGCCAGGCATCTACCTCTTGGTCCACCTTGGGCGTGTAGACCCCACGCACATCGAAGCCCAGGGACGCATCGCTCGTGAACCCCGTGAGGGTGAGCGTGACCCTGGGCAGATCACCAGCCTTGTGCGCGATGGCCATGGAGGTCACCTGGTTGGTGATGTCCACCTCGGTGTCGCCCTCTACCACGTAGACCTTCGTGCCACCGACTGTGCCATCCCCGGTCAGTCTGATCGTCTTACTCATCTGGCTGTGCCTCCATGCTCCTCGTAGACCTTCTGCATCTCGCCCTGAACCTGGCCGTACTCCCTGATCACACGCTTCCAGCGGTCAACAGTGCCCTTGTGGACATCCACCAGCGTCTCTGCGTAGTGGTCGTCCTTGCTCCGAGGCACGTAGACAGGCCAGTCCTCCTGCACTGCGATGCGGATCTTCACTCCACCTCCTTCACCTTGTTGAAGACCATCTCCCGAGCCTTCTGGAGTTGCTCCACGTACTCCTCACTGGAGCCACCGATGAAGAACGCAGCGTTGTTGGTCACCTGAGGACCCTCGTTGGGCTTCTTCTCCAAGCCCAGGTACTTGGCTCGCATCGCCATGATCTGGAGGACCAGAGCGGCTGACTTGTGATCCCCATGGATCGCCATGCGCCACTGAGCGAGTTGCAGCAGGTCCAGCCTGTCGAGTTCCAGGTCGAGGATGTCTTCCATCTCCTCCTTGGACCTGACCCTCTTGGCCTTGGTGACTGTCGTACGAGCGCTCTCTCCCGACTCGTATCCCAACGCCTTGGCGATGTCGTCCCACGTCGCACCAGCGATCTTCAACTGCTGGGCGTACCACCAACGAGGCTTGATGATCTCGTGTTCGAGTTCATGCTCATCAGGGAGGAGGAACGGGTCATGGCGCTCCAGTTCCATAGGCTCGGTCACAGTGTGCAGCCTAGGCACGTTGTGCCTCTGGTGTCTAGCAACGCGCTACACCTTTCTTGTCTAACCCTCTACGGTGTGCTACAGTCAAGGCAGAAAGGAGGTCTCAGATGGAGATCAGCAGAGCGAGGTTCATCGTCACCATCCTCGTGCTCTCTGCTCTCGCTGCGTTCTGTGGCTGGAAGTCAGGCACGTCACGTCAGAAGGAGAGGTGCACTCGCCTCATCGACGTCAGTAGGGAGGTGCTGCGTAACGACAGCGCCACCTACGGCTTCGAGCCCCTCACGATGAACGGCTTGTTCTACTCCAGGCTCCAAGACGCGATGGGAGAGTGCAGCGCATGAAGCAGACGATGCTCCTCAGCGAGTTCGTGAAGTGGCAGAAGAAGAACCCCCTGGAGACAGTGCTCCTGGACATCAAGACGGCGAAGTGCCTCGTGAGCGAGGCGAAGACGCGCAACGGTCTGCACGTGGACCTGGCTCTCTTCGTGGCTCCCGTGGATCGAGACTTCGACCTGACGGAACCGGTGCGTCTGACTCTCCCGGCGAACTTCAAGATCACGTTCACGACACCCAAGTAGGCAGAGCCCCCGCAAGGGGGCTTTGTCATGTGTAGAGGGTGTGATAGGGTGTGAATGTCTCTGCCAAGACTACGTCCCATCCCCTATCAAGGAGGACAGTAGTGTTATGACAGGTCGAACCTGAGAAGGGCGAAGCCCCCGGTCCCAACGGATACGGGGGCTTCGTCGTGTGTGGGCGCTAGAAAGAGTTGAAGCCGCCGCTCCTCACCCATCCCTGGTGATTACGGTCGGCTCCTACCCCGCTGCTGCTGCGTGATCATCGTCTTCCATCGAAGCAACTGTGTCAAACCCTTCATCATGGGTGTAAGCGTCCATGTGACTCACACCATGCTCCTTCCACCAGCGGTCACGGTCACGCTTGGTGGTTCCTCCCCAGACCCCGAACTCCTCGTGGTTCTCCAGGGCGTAGGTCTGGCACTCCAGCATCACTGGACAGGTGTTGCAGATGGCCTTGGCCCGCTGTACCTCGCTCATGGTCATCGTTGGGCGATGACGCTTCTTGCCTGGTTGCTCCTCCCCACCGAAGAAGGTCTCCTGTGAATGATCCCGACACACACCATGCTCATGCCACTCGGGATACTCATGGGTCATCTTGAAAGCCATCGCTGAGTTGACTGACTCTGCGGAGAAGTCCTTGCCCGTATAGGGCAACACAGGCTGCGTCGTAGAGGTCTTGATCGAATCCGCAGACCTTCGCAACTTGGGGATGGAACGTATCGATGTAGCGTCTGACAGCATCTTTGTCTGCTGATCCGATGCCAACGGTGGCCTTCTTCCAAGAAGAGACAGGGACAAGTCGAACTACCCGCTCCATCCCAGCAACACAGAGCATGGAACCACATGTCTGTGCAATCAAGAGGCTAGAGCGAAGATTTCGTGCTCCAGCAACCACAGGCTCTTCGATGAAGACGTGAGTTGGCCCCACTTCGTCCAGGTACGAAGAAGCCTCTCGGTACAAGGTGGTCTGGACGTAAGCCCGATCCTTGGTCCGAGAGGCTGGTACTTCGATCTTCTTAGCGTGTACTGCCTTGCCAGCGAGTACCACCATCGCCACGCTTCGGCTGCTGAGATCCATCCCCATGATCGGCACGAAGACTCACTGTACGGTGTTGGCAGAAGCATGACGAGTACATCGTCTTGTGTAGCGTGTCGTAGCAGTGCTGATGATCTTGCACTCTGCACTTAGGACAGATCACGCTCCACCTTCTTCTTCATCCGGAAGTAGACCGAGTAGTGCTTCTGGCACAGCCCCTGTCCCTTCATGGGCGTCTCGCAATCAGGCACCATGCACTTCTGAGCGTTGCCGATGCTCCAGTGCCGAGGTGGGCCGATCACCACACCTGTCTGGCGCTGACGGTCGTAGCACCTACGGCACATACGTAGGGTCTTGTACCGGGCAGGCTCACCACACACCTGACACGTCACCTCACCCATGTACTTGCCGTTGGCTTCTCTCTCTAGCCAAGGCTTGGCCATGTCATCTCCCGTGGTTCATCTGCATCTGGGCCAGAGTGATCCTGCGTGATCCCATCTCCGCAGCACGCTTGGTCAGGTCGAGGAAAGCCCTCAACTCTCCGGTCCGGAACTTGTAGTGGTCGTCTCCCTTGCCGATGGTGAACTCTCGCTCGCCTTGGTGGATGAGCATGTCGATCTCGCACGCACGGGCGAAGTACGCATCCGCACACTCCATGAGGGATGCCACCCCCGCATCCACAGGCGGATCAACACGCCCCAGGAGAACATCACGGTAAGCATCGAGTTCTTGTACGAGATCCGCAACCTTGGGTAGGCCTTCGGGCAACTCAATACTCCTGAGACGAGTGGTGTGATGCGTTGGAGCGCGTCTGACAACGAATCGTGGCGCTTCACTCACTTCAACTTCGCCTTGGCAGTGATGATGACCTCGTACTCGATCTCACCATCTACCTCGCCCTTGTCCACGACCTGCTTGAACACCTTGTCCAGCGCATCCAGCACGTTGCTCTTCTGTGCAGTATTCACGTACACATCTGGCTTGCCGGTGAACTCCATCCTCTCTCGCTGCGTGGTGTAGTGGGCAATGCCAGTGGCCTTCTTGAAGGTGATGGTGTTGGCGTTGGTGAGCGTGCCATCGGCCTTCAACTCCAAGTGGAAAGGCTCCCCCTTAGAGGACGTGAGAGTGACGTAGGCAGCCTTGATGTCCGTCAAAGGAGAGGACCCTGGGTCAGTCCACTTCAACATCCCCTTCTCAGCCTTCTGCGCCACATCGTTCATGCGGTTCACGCTCTCCCTGAGGGTCTCCCGAGCATCCTCACGCTTCTGCTGCCTAGCCTTCTTCGCCTTGGCCTCAGCGATCATCTTCTCTTGCTCGATCTGCTGACGGGCCATCCTCTTGAGAGGGCTCTCCTGTTCACTCACCGGACTTCTCCTTCACGATCTTGATGATGTTGGTGTAGTGGTCCACCACGGTCTTGGCCATGGTGTGTGACATCTCCAGGGCCTCTTCTGCATCCATCAACCACGTCAGGACGAACTCACCCGTCTTCTTGAAGACCGTGATGCGATAGCCCTCGATGGTGATCTCGTGCATGATCTGGATGCCTTCGTCCTCAGCCACGGGCAATCCTGAGTCTGGCTGGCGCAGGCCAGCGCTTGATGTCGAGGCAGACGTCCTTGTGGGGACACTGCTTGAAGGCGGACCCTTCCTTTCGCTGACAAGCAGGAAGCACAGGAGGCAGTGTCTTTGTCGCCAGCGCTGCATTGAGTCTCGCCAGTTCATTCATAACCTCCTGGCCCATGCCCTCGTCATAGGGGATGACGTACTCACGCCACTGCTGGGTGTCCTTGTCCTCGTAGACCAAGGACCAGGTCCTGATGCCTGTGGCGATCATGTAGGCGTGGATCTGCAAGAGATGCTTCTCCAGAGGCCCATCACTAGCGATCATGCGGAACCCTCGTGAGTTGATGCTCTTGAGTTCCCAGCCCTCCCCTGTGGTGAGGATGCCGTCGATGGTGCCGGTCAACTCCATCAGCGGGATGGAGCAGGAGACCTCAGCCTCAGCGAGCCATCCAGCGTCGAAGCCCATGGACTGCCACTTGAGGTGGGTCCACGTCCCATGGATGAAGTAGTTGTTGGTGTCGCTGGTGAAGCGATCCTTGGCTGGCGCTGTGCCAACCCAACTCAACACTCTCATGCGCTCACACGATCCTAGACCCGATGCACTCCATGTCAAGCGTCGATCCCGCTGGGGTTGCATGAGTTGCTGCTTCACGAACTCAGCGATCTTGTCGTCCAGCAGCACGTTGCCTGCGAAGGGCCGAGAGAGGTAGGCCTCGTGCAGCGGGCTCACCAGGAGCCCGCGCTTCATGTCCTTGAGTTGCCTGGTCAGACTCATCCGTACTCCTTGGTGAGGTACTCGTCTGGTCCCGTGTAGCGGGGACGCTGATGGAGCGTGTCCCAGATCGCTGAGCCTTCGATGAGGAAGCCACCTTCGTACGCCTCAGCACCGTCAGACGCTTGGTGACAGGATCGACATAGGTGGAGAAGGTGGTATGTCTCGTGTACACGGTCTAGTGCCGCCCCTCCGCGCCCCTTGGTGAGCATGTGGTGGATGTCTGAGGCCACGTTGTTGCACCTGTGTGCTCCCAGGCCTGTGCCGTAGTCGATCATCATCTCGCACATGCCACGAGATCTCTTGATGACCTTCCTACGCAGTTGTTCGTTCATGCTTCCTCACCAACTCGATGCACTTCTTGCATGGACGACCAGGGATGAGGGCGATCTCCTCCTCGGAGAACCACTCCATGCCGGTGGACTTGATGAAGACCTGGCCACACAGCGTTCGGTTCTTGTCAGGCTCGTGGGCATGGGCCTTGTCCATCCCCTCGGCGCAGTCGAACCTAGACATCAGGCTTCATGTGGTTAGCCCTCTCAGCGAGTGCATCGTGAGTGGCGTTGGGCTGCCCCCAGTGCATCTGATTGTCCCCGCGCAGGCCGATCTTGTTGAGGACCTGCATGAGCCAGTCGCCGTTGTTGAGGACGTAGAGCGGAGACCGAATGCGCCCGTGACCGCTGGCCGCGTAGAGCGCGTGGAGCAGGTTGTCACGCTCGTAAGCAGTCAGTTTGACGACGTAGGAGCCATCACATGATCCGTGTCGCCCACAGGGACGCTGGTGGTCGCAATACGCACCACAACCACAACGCCAGGCGCCCTCGTCATCGCTGTAGGCATGACCCTCCCAGCGATGTCCTCCACCCCGTCCGTCAACGATCTCGGAAGGTTCAGTCATCAGATCTCCTCTGTTGGTCGTTCTGGGACGGCAGGCTGGTGTCCGTCGCGGAAGGGCAAACGCTGGCGCTCCCCACGGACTCTCCGGGCATCACCCCAGAGCGGCACAGGGTCCTCGTAGGCGACTTCTTGAGACACGGCTCCCACCGACCCAACTCCGTACCGGAGTCGCGTCCTACACGGTTCTTGCCACGACCATCATGGAAGTCGTGTGAGCAAGGCTTCTCATCCATCAAGGCCCTCCAGTGCTCCGATGTCCTTCAACTTGGCCAGGTGGCCGTTGAGGGACTTGTCCTTGGCCCATTTCTTCCCACCGTTCACCCTGGTGGCAGAGCAGCGGTCGATGATGTCCTGAACAGAGGTGTAGGGAGCGTGCTCCTCCAACTCCTCAGAGGTGCGCTCACCGATCCCCAGGATGGACACCAGGCCCTTCCTCACGCTCCGTGCCTTGCGGTCGATGGAGTAGGACTTGCCGCTGATGTTGACGTGCGGCCTGCGGATGGAGATGCCCATCTGCCGCACCGCTGAGATGTACATGGCCTCCTTCTTGGTGCCCTCAGCCGTCTGGAGCAACGCAGTGGCGAACTCCAACGGGTAGTGGGTCTTGAGGTAGGCACAGCGGTAGGCGGTGATGCCGTACGCAGTGGCGTGAGCGCGGTTGAAGCCGTACTCCGCGAAGCCCTCGATGGCCTTCCAGACGAGGGCGTAGTCCTCAGCCCCGATGCCATGCTTCTCGCACAACTCCCAGACTCGCTCCCTGGCTGCCTCCATTGTGACGGCAGCCTTCTTCATGTCTGCCTTCTGGGAGGCCTTGATTGCCTTGAGGAAGTCAGTGAGTTCGTCGGGGTCCATGCCCAGGTCCCTGAGGATCGAGATGACCTGCTCCTGGAAGATGATCACCCCGAAGGTCTCCTTGACGCTACGCATGATCAAGGGGTGGTACTCAGGGGCCTTCTCGCGGCCTTCACGCCGAGCGATGTAGGCGTCCTTGCCGCCGCTCTTCATCACAGCGGGACGGTAGAGAGCCTGGATGACGATGATGTCCTTGAGGGACCTCACCTTCACCTCACGGCAACCACGCTGGGCTGTACCACCCTCCAGTTGGAACACTCCAGCCGTGGCACCGTTCCGGATCGTAGTGAATGTCCGGGTGTCATCGAGTGGAATCCAGTCGAGCCCGTCTCGGACGTCTCTTCCCAGAAGTTCAGTACAGCGCCGCAGAAGGGACAAGGTACGAAGTCCAAGTACGTCCAGTTTGACAAGGCCCAACGCCTCCACATCGTCCATCGTGTACTGGCTCACAATGCGGTAGCCAGCCTCGTTCTTGGTGACGATGAGCATCTTGGGGACCAGGTCGTCCATCTCGTCGTCCGTGGTGGTGACGATGAGGCCACCAGCGTGAGTGCCTACTGCCTTGCACACTCCTCGGTCCGCGAGGGCCATGAGGCGATCACGCCACTCATCAGGGATGTCCCTGATGGTCTCGATGGCGTCCAACTCCTCCTTCGAGGCCCCGTTCTTCTTGGCCACCTTCTTGAAGGCCACGATGAGCGAGCCCTTGCCCTTGTCATCCTCAGGGGTCTTCTCGTCGTCATTGATGCCGTAGGTGAGGAAAGTACCGATCTGCACCACAGAGAACCTGGTCTTCAGCCAGTCAATGAGGTCCTGTCGTCGTGAATCCTCGACATCCAGATCAATGTCAGGAGGCTTTGTGCGGTCGCGGGAGATGAACCGTTCAAACCGTAGGTTGTAGCGAATAGGGTCACATTGGGTGATTCCGAGAAGCCAGCAGATGACTGATCCGCTAGCGCTTCCACGAGCCTGTGTGAACACGCCATGTGCTGCACACCAGTCCGTGACTTCAGCGACCAGAAGTAGGTATCCCGCCATCCCCGTGTCGCGCACGATGGACAGTTCGCTATGTAGACGATCTGCGTAAGGCGTCGGAAGTGTTCGCTCGTTGAGCGCCTGGCGACAACGCCCTTCCAGGACAGCATCCGGGTCCTCCGCTACCTTCGGGATGTTGTACGTGTACCTGTCCAACTCGGGGATGGACAGTGCGTGAAGGTCCAGCAGATGTCCCCAACCCTCTTCCGCTTTAGCCCAGTGCCCATCCTGGTGGTGGGCAGCGACCCACTGGGCTTCCGCCAGGTGGAATCCATCACCTGGGAACACCGCGTCATCCGTGTCAGGTCCGAAGGCGACTACGCGCTTCAGGGTTTCGTGCACCGGCTTGTCCGAGGCTTCGCAGTAGTGGGCGTCCTGGGCGATGACGACGGGCAGGCCGAGTTCGTCTGCCAGGTGGACAAGTGCGGCTGCGATGTCGTCTTCACTGACCGGCTTCTGATCGATCTTGTGGTTCTGCAACTCCACGAAGGTGTTGGGAACCAACCAGGCAAACCGCTGGAGGACGCTCTTCGCCGCCTCTGGACCATCGCTGATGAGAGTCTGGATCGTCAGGCCGAAGTAGCAGCCAGACGTCAGAGCAAGGCCGGTCGTCCAGCCGTTCTCCTTCCATTCAGCAAGGTCCGTCCAGTCGATCAACGGCTTGTGATGGAAGTTCTCCCTGGTGTGCGATCTGCTGGACAACCTGGCCAGCGCACGGTAACCATCGGCGTTGACGGCCAGGAGGCCTAGATGGAAGCGCTTCGCAGTCTTGTCCTGGCGGTCCTTGACGAAGTAGGCCTCTGTGCCAGGGAAGGGCATGAGTCCAGCCTTCATGCACTCCTTGTACAACTGCACCGACCCAGCCATGTTGCCGTGGTCTGTCAGTGCGAGGGCCTTGTGCCCCATCGCAGACACGGTTGAGACCATGTCCTTGACCTCAGGCAAGGCGTCGTTCCACGAGTAGCGCGAGTGTGCGTGAACGTGGAAGAAGTTGGACTCTGTTCTCTTCGGTAGCACGATGCCCCTGGGGCTTCTGATGATCTTCACGTGGTCGAGGAGGGAGTCGAACCCTCACGCCTTGCGGCGCAGCAGTTTGAGTGCTGTGTGTCTACCAGTTCCACCACTCGACCAGCGGGACAGACTCCGGCTTCCCCTACCGTCTCGCCTGTCCCTATCCCATGGACCAAGGTTCCACCCCCGGTCGTCCGGGACTCCTACTTGAGACTCAGACCGCGCCGTCCGTATGGTGCGGCGCGTCCACGTGTCCACATGTCATGGATGTTGTCTTTCTGAGTCCCCAACTCCAGATGCTGCGGGTTCACACACACAGGTACATCGCACTTATGCCTGACAACCAACCCGTCTGGGATGGGGCCACGAGTACGGAGGTACACCCACCTGTGCGCTGCGTAGTAGATCTTGTTCCGCCGCAGCACTCCGTGCTTCATCTTCGATCCCCTGACAGCACCCTTCCAGATCCAACAGGTGTCTGTGAACTCCACCTTGTTGATGAAGCGTGTTGTCAGAATGATCATTCGGATACGCCGAACTCGGCCAGCAGCCAGTCCAGCAGATCCTTGTCTGTCACCTCAGCAGGGATGGTGACGCCGTTCTTGGAGCACAGGTCACGCAGTTGCTCTGAGGTCATGGCACGGAGAGTCTCCTCCGAGATGACCTCTTCGCTAGGAGGAGAAGCCTGCGCCTCGTCGCCAGAAGGTGGGGCCATGGTTACTGGCCCACTCGACACCTCCTGGCCTCCTAGAAAGACGGCTGATTGCTCCAGCCCTTGTGGTCCTGGGTGTCATCGCTGGTCACGACAGGAACAGGGGGCTGAGGCAGTTCCCACTTGGTCGGCCCGAAGGCGTCCTCGTAGGCCTGCACCAGCATCTCCTCGATGTCAGGAGCATCCGCGAGGTAGCGGGTCACGTCCACCTCGGTCTTGTCCTCCTGCTCCACGTCGTACACCGTGTCCAGCCCCTTGCCGGTGCGGATCAGGGTATAGTCCCTGGTGAGGAGGGTGCCGCCGTTGCGGTCAGCCTTGCCGATGAGGCGGTTGGCCAGATCGACGGGCAACTTGAGCGCGATGACCTTGGCCTCCTTCACATCCAGCACAGTGGCCACGTAGCGGCGGGAGGACTTCCGCAACTGCTCAGAGTCCGAGTTGCACCCAGGGCACTTGTCTCCCGAGCAGGGGAAGAACTTCGTCTCCGCGCTGTAGTGCTCGCGGTACTTCTTCCACTGCTCCGGGTCCTTGAGGAAGCGCACCCTCAAGTCCTTGCCATCCTGGAGGTTCTTGATCCAGTCACCCTGACCACTGGACCGCTTGATGTCCTCGCGGATGTTGCTGCCTGCGTCTTCGCTGAATCCCATGTGCGTTGCTCCTAGAGCGTCTTCTTGGTGGGAACTACCTGACGCCGAGCGGCGAGGTAGTCATGGATCTCCTTCACGTCCTCATCGGTGTACAAGTGGATGCTGATCCGACCGAACGGGGCCGTGAAGGATGGGGCGCTCAACTCGGGGTTCTTGGCGTACTTACGCACTGCCTGGACCGAGATGTTGAGTTCGTTGGCGACCTCGATGGCCGTCTTGTAGGGGCCTCCGGGCAGGGATCGCACGTACGTCATCACGGGGGACTCCTTCTTGGGAGTCTCTTCCTTCTTCACGTGCTTCACCGGTACCCGTTCTGGCTTGGGCTGCGTGAGCAGCGGCTCCTTGAACGTGGGCTTCACGCCCTTCATCTCCTTGAGTAGATCTGTCAGGGATGCAGCAGCATCGGCAAACAGGTCACTCATGCCGGGAAGTCCTTAGCCGCGTGGCACTGACGGCAGAGCCACTCAACTTCAAGAGGCTTGTTGTAGTCGTCGTGACTTCCCTCGATCCGACCTTCCTTGTTGCACTTACTACAACAAGTTGGCTTCACGACCTTTCCACTCCTCACTGCGTTGTTCAGAGTGATGTGTGCCTTGTACTTATCTGGGTTGTTCTGTCGCCACTTCCGCACATCTTCGACATGCTTGACGTAGAAGTCAGGCCGCCTCTCCCGATAGACAGCACTGGAACGGGCGCTGGACTCCCTACTCATCGTCGTCCTCGGTAAGAGGAGACACCCTCACGTAGGGCTTGTTGTCGAGCACCTCGCTGTTCTCAGCCACCACGTGGATGTCGATCTCCCCGTCCTTCACCAACTCTTCCAACTTCTTGGTGTCGAGCGAGGTCTTGATGACCTTCTTCCACAGCGGCGCGCCGAGAGCCTTCTTGAGACCGGCCTCGTTGTACTTGGTGCGCGTTCCCTGCACCAGCGTGGCCCGGTAGTTGACCGCACGTGCCTTGTAGGTCTTCTTGCCCTCAAGGCGCAGCAGGTCGATGACCTTCTCTTCCTGCTGCTGAACAGCAGTAGAAGCGGCTAGTGCCTGCTCCTTCAACACGTGAAGTTGCATGATCTCCCAGTCCAGGTTGTGGGTGTCCACGCCCTGGTCCTTGACGATCTTGAGCACTAGCCGCTCCTGTCTGCTGCACTGACTGCCACCTGCTCAACCTACGTCCACCCGAGCCACTCGTCAAGAGTCCAGGAAGAGTGTCGCTTCTTCGATCACCTGTCTACGCCGTGCCTCCGACAGTTCCGCGACATCCTTGGCTTCGTCAGGGTCCCAGGAGGCCCGGTAGACCGTCACGTAGTCCCCTACGAGGTCGTAGACCCGCTTGGTGGCCTGGTCCCCGGCAGCGTCCATGTCGAAGGCGCAGACGACGTACTTGGGGTAGAGAGAGCGCACCATCTTGCCCTGCCGCTCAGAGAACCGAGAGCCGTAGATCCCGAGTGCAGGGACCCCTGCCTCCCAGAGCGCGACGACGTCCATGGCTCCCTCAACGAGAACGACGGGTCCATCGAAGTCGTCGTTCCACTTCTCCCATCCGAAGAGAAGTTCGCTGATCTTGATGTGTTGGGGGTAGACGTACTTTGGTCCATCAGGTTCGAGACGACGGCGGACAAGGCCAATGAGTGCGCCATCTTCGTTGCGTAGCGGGTAAGTAGGGCATCCGCTCTCGTAGTCGAAGCCGAGGCCAAAGTGGTCAATCGCAGCGTCACTGAAGCGTGATCGCCAGTAAGTCGGTCGATCTCCAGCCAGGTACAACCCAAGCCATGACTCTGGGAAGATCCGTGGTGGCAAAGTTCCACTGAGTGCCTCCTCGACAGCCTCTAGGTTTCGATCAGGAGATGGGTCACTGATCCGCACTCCTCGCAGCAGATCGTCAACACGCCCTCCGGCACCGCAGGAGTAGCAGCACCAGAGTCCCTTCTCGACGTTGACTGATGCAGATGGACTGCGATCCTTGTGAGCAGGGTGGAAGCAATGAGAAGGCCACTCATCCTCATTAGGGACTTCTCTGACTCCGAGAACGTCACGGATCGCATCACGGAGGTTCACAACCCCGGAAGAGCAAGAGGAGTGAACGTCTCATCGACGTACCTCTTCATTGCTGGGGTCAAGGGGACTGCACACCCGTGGCAGTACATCTTGTCGCAGCAGACCTCGATGGCCTCTTCCTTGTCATCGATCAAACAGCCACATCCATTGCACGACATGCCTTGACCTCCTTGGCTGAGGGAGCAGCGTTACTGGCGATGAACTTGGTGGAGTTGAACCACTTCACCCGCTCGTCGTAGGACAGGCAGGACTGGAAGGTCTCCAACTCGTAGACGTACCACTCGATGGCCAACCACTCGGCAGTGGTCTTGCCGGTGAGGCCACGAGAAGCCGCGTACTTCTGGAACGACCCTGGGGCCATCAACCTGACGGTCTGGTCGTCCGCCTTGGCGAGGTAGACCTCCTCTAGTGGGAAGCCAAGCCCGTCATACCTCGTCCTCGAACTCGCCCTCTTCGGCAAGGATCGCTTCCGCTTCTGTGCGAGTGATCTCACGGAAGTCACCGTTGTTGGGATCGAACCTGCTGAACCAGACATCCCCTGCTGCACCATGGCGGTTCTTCTCCAGTGAGTAGACCATTGCTCCGTTACCGAACCTCTTCATCGTCACCACGCAGTCGGCATCACGACCCAGGGAGTCGGAGCCAGCGAGGTTCACAGCCTTGGGAGGACGCCACCCACCCCTCTCACCGTCACGGTTGATCTGGGCAGCAGTGAGGATGGGGATGTCGAACTGACAGGCGACTTCCTTCACTTCCTCCACGATCTGGCTGATGTTCTCCCACGACTGCGAGAACTTGTTGGTCGAGGAGGAACTCATCAACGTCAGGTAGTCGATCACCACGATGTCAGGGACGTGCTTGTTCACCTGACCAGCGAGGGTCCGAGCAGTGACACGACCACGACGACGGTCGTTGATGAGCAGGGTTCCAGGGACCTGCGAGGAGATGTCCGAGAGCATCGCCTTGTACTCCAGCAGGTCCAGGCCCCTGCCCTTGGCGATCTGGTCGTTAGTCAACTTGTGACCGAGCATCTGACCCAGCACGGTCTGGAAGCGGTACTCCATCTGCCGCTTGTTCATCTCCAGCGAGTTGAACAGCACGGTCTTCCCAGCCATGAGAGCAGCACAGGAGTCGTTGACCAGGTCCCAGGTCTTGCCCTGGCCAAGACGTGCAGCCTTGATCCAGAGGTCTCCCCCGTACATCCCCAGGGTTCGCTCCTGAACCGTGTGGTGTGCGAAGGGGACACCGAGAGGTACGTCGGAGGCAGCCCTCTCCAGGGCGAAGTCCAGGGAAGCGGAGTAGTCGGTGATCGAGTTCGCCACGGTGTTGCTCGTGTCGATGTTGGAAGCGATCTTCTGAGCCTGAGAGTGGAGGTGGTCCAGAGCAGTCTCTGGCTCGTCGTCCTTGATGTGTCCTGAGGTCTCCCGGATCAGCCGGGTGACGGCGTACTTGAGGTGGCTCCTCTTGACCTGATCTGCGGCGTACTCAACATCCGCGTGGTCTGAGAAGGGGAAGTCCTTGAAGGCTGACAGGAACGCTGTCCTACTTGGTTCTGTCTTGTACTTGATCTTGTAGTCGGTGAGCCACTCGTAGGCTTCTTTCCACTCGTGGAAGTGACCTGTGGTGACTCCGAGGTTCTCCGCTTGCAGTACGTCTCCGGTGTTGATCAGAGCCGAGAGCAGCATCTCCTCTGGATGACGTGACATGTGTACCCCAGTCTGGGGAGTGGCTTGCAGCAGCCGGTCCCCTGTAGCAGCAGCATCTTGATGGTCCTCTTCGTTCGTGCCCTTGTCCTGTGAAAGAGGCACACAGTTGGGCGATGGCAGGAGACGCAGCGTGTTGGCTTCCCCACGTCAATCCTGGTTCCGACTTCTGGACATCGGTGTCGGTCCTGCACCGGAAGGTCTTGACCTAACTGGTGTCTATGAGCATCATGCTCTTACGTCCTACTCGTCCTAGGGCGGTTGCACGTAGAGGGGCCTCCTGCCAGGGAGGCCCTTCGTGCTGTGAGGCCACAGGTCTACACCTGTGTGGCCTGGGCCACAAGCCCCCTCCCTAAAGTCCACCGTACCACTTGACAAATGTAAACTATTCTGCTATGTTAGTTGTAGATCAGAAACCACCCTACTAAAGGAGTTGATCTACATGGGACTCAAGGACGTCATCGAGACGGCCGGTGAGATCCGGAAGGAGATCAAGCAGGAGCGAGCGGAGAAGCGAGAGCAGATCCGCAAGCACCGCGCAGAGATGGCTCGAATCCGGGCCATCCAGGAGGCGAAGGCCCTGGAGTCCTACAACCAGGTCATCGAGGCCATCAACGCCCACAACGCGGCGCACCACTACTACAAGATCACCCTCTGGGAGAACCGCCCGGTCGAGAAGTGCGGACCCTGGACCATCGTGCAGGACTGCAAGGACAAGAACTGCTACCGGCACTACGACGAGAAGAAGGCCATGGCTGCGGCCAAGGCCGAGAAGCCCGTCAGCCTGCTGGACAGCCTGTTCGAGCAGGACTAGCCGCTAAGGACCCCCTAGGAATAGGGGGTCTTTCGCGTTTGACAATAGAGGCAGTATCTGTTATGTTTGTGGTGCGTTAGAGGAATGGAGATTGGCCCTGGTCGCCAGGGAGACACGCTCTCCACTCGGACGCTAAGACCTCATCTTCCAGGAGGCCGGTGCTTCAACAGCCGCGAAGTGTTGCAGGATGCAGTGCCCAGTCCTGGACCAAAGGGCACACGATCAACCCAGAGCGAACACGAGACACTCTGGAAGATCAGGCCGAGCAGCCGGTAAGGCTGGCCCTGCTCAACCGGCAGGGGAACCGTAGGGTTCTCTGTATCCGATAGGTTGCACACAGCAAGCCAGCGCCTGATGTACGGCGGACCCCCACGTCAAAGAGACCTCTGGGGGTCCTTTGCTATGTATAGGTAAGTGCAGTAGACTTGCCTCAGGCGTCAACGAGCCTCCTGTCTCTAAGAAGAGGGCGGGCCTCCGCTCGAAGGACGGCCATGACGGAATCCTGTTCCTGAGCCGTACCTGCGCCAAGCCAACACCCCTACTTGCCCCAAGCAGTGGGGGTGTTGCGCTGTAGCGGGTTGGAGCGGTATGATGACTGGGTCAGCACGGAGAGCGCGGCAAGGATCGCTCTACGACTGAGCGTTAGCCGCAGCGACACAACGTGGCTCTCCCTCGTCTGACAGCGCCAGAGACGGCCATACGGTGCAGTGCACAACGTCGCACCGACTGTCACCCCGCTCGTTGGCTCCGAGCCACGAGTCCACCAAACTTCAACATGGCAAGGTTCTCTGGGAGTGCGAGTCTCCCCTGGCGCACCGGCCCCCATCTGTCATCGGGTGGGGGCTCTTCTATGGGGCCTCCGTGGTGTAGGAGGCCAGGAAGTCCACCGATCCGGAATACGGCGAAGTAGGAGGAACATGAACCCTGCGGGTAACCCCGCCGTCTAGGCCAGACGCTGTGAGCCAACCCCATGAATAGGCCAGGTCCGGGAGGATCGAGAGAGGTGTGGGGACTCCGAAAGTTCAGAAGTCTGGTGAAGAAGACATGCCTGCGGTTTCTTATCTGCACCATACGAGCCCATAGAGGCACAAAGCCCCGGTCTTTCTGACCCCGTATAAGCCCAGTGATGGCGACGGTATACGAAAGGTAGCCGGGGCTTTGTTGCGCCTTGACTATTTCCTACTACTGGTTTACACTTGAGGCATACCGCAGGACAACAGGTCCAGCGGATGATGAAGGAGACACCAATGGCGGAAGACACGCCGAAGGTCCCCGGCAAGGCCACTGTCCACGGCATCAAGCAGGACGCCGAGACGGCCACCGAGGAGGTCAAGAGCACCACGGGTCGAGCACGTCGCCTCTGGGCGGCGGCACGGAACGACCAGGAGGTCAAGCAGTTCGAGGACACCATGAAGCCGGTCCTCACTGCCGGAGCCGTCGTCCTGGCGTTCAGGGTCGCGCCGGACGAGACCATCGGCTGGGTCGCTCGCAAGGCCTCCAAGAAGGTCCGTTCCGTCGCCGCCCGCGCCAAGGAGCAGGTCGAGCCGGAGATCACGACGAACGCCTGAGTGATCGACTACGACCCCGTACTCACCACGTGAGGGTACGGGGTCTAGTCGTTTGTTCATTTCCGTGGTAAACTGACGAGGTCAGTTATCTCTAACTAGAAAGGAGGTAAGCACAGTGCAGATGGTTCACCAAAGAGACCGTGTAGTCACATACACGGATGAAGTCAGACTGGAGGCATCCGAAGTTCGTGAGGGTGATCTCCTGTTCGGTCTCAGGGTGCTACATGTGGACGCCACAAACCAGTGGGTCGTCAACATCGTCGCCAACAACGGGACGGACAGCGAGGAAGCCACAGCGGGAATCGCCATGGACGTCACCAAGGACTGGCCGCTCACCGTCACCAGACTCATGGTTCTAGGAGAAGATCAGTGCATCGTGTGCAAGCGTCACGGCATCAAGTACGCGGCGCAGCACAAGTGCAACGCCTGCTATCAGCGAGAACGACGTCACGGGCTTCGAGCATCGTGAAGCAAAGGCCAGTTCATTCTTGAGGGATGAACTGGCCTTTCGCTGTGTTTGATGGTATGCTCCTTACACGTGAGGCAGAAAGACTGTCCACTGAAAGGAGCCCCACAATGCGAACCTTCGGATTGATCATCGCTCGACTCGTCACCTTCGCCCTCGTCCTGGGGGCCGGATGGGTGGCCTTCGACACGATCAAGGCCAAGCGGAGCAAGGGCAAGACAGCCCCGTTCGGAGACACCCACTACGAGACCGTCAAGCAGACCATCCCCGAGAACGCATCGGACGCGGACACCCCGCAGATGCAGAAGGAGCGGAAGGATCTCGCCGGTAGGTAGTGGGCCAGCCCCCGAGCGGGGCTGTGCCATGTCTGCCTCAAGTGTTCACTGCCTGCTACTTGCATGTAGCGCAGAGACACTATGTTTGATCTTTGCGAAGACTGATTTGGTGTGACACGCTGTAGACCCTTGCCTTGAGTGTGCAGGGTGCGATAGGGTGTATCTCACGCCGACCAAAGGTGTCGGTATCCCCTGCCCAGGAAGGAAGGTGATTTAGACGATGAACGCGACTACCAAGACCAACACGGTCACTGTCCGTATCCCCCCGAAGACCGGCGACGACATCCAGAAGGAGCAGTTGGCGAGGATCTATCACCTCCTCAGCGGCCACATACGGTCCCGTCACGGACTTCGAGCAGAGAGGCAGTTCCGCAAGGCGATGGACAAGATGTTCATCACGACAGGCACCACCTACGAGCAGTTGAGGAGCGCACTGGAGAGTCGTATGAACCTCCTCCTCCAAGAGGAGCAGCATGAACTCATCTGGATCGCCACCTCTACCAGTTGACCAGAAGGCACCCATCGCGGTGCCTTCTGTCATGTCAGGAGGAAGAGTGAAGTCTTGCGTTAGACACCGTGAACGGGAAGCCAAGTGGTGGTTCAAGGGCGCGTTTCTGTGCACCCGTTGCTACAACGCAGCCCGACGTGCTGGTGATGAGGCCCGTTGGGTGGCTGCCAGTACCAAGCGAGGGACTGTCTCCCACGCTGTGTTCGTCCTCAAGTCAGACCCTTCCCTCAAGATGGTCTGGGATGAGAAGTACCAGCGGTGGCGGGGTCCCAAGCGGAAGAGGGGCACTGCTGTCTGCGGTGTAGAGGTCAAGCACGTCATCGCAGGTCAGAACCACGGTCACGACTGGGACCGCACCATCGAGATACTCAAGTGCTTGCGCTGCAAGTACATCCTGGAGAAGGGGGTGAAAGATGTCTGAACCACAGAAGTCGCCTTCCCGGACGGAGCACGAGCAGCACGTCGAGCAGCACAGGGCATGGCTGGAGGCTGGCGACGAACGGGGAAACCCGTTCGTTTCAGACTGCCAGTGCTGTTGCCAGGTCTGCGAAGACATGGCCGAGAACGACCACTCGCAGCAGGAGGCGGGCCGTGGCTGAGATTCCTTGTAGGACCCCGCCCCGCGCGACCGATTCCTGGTCTCGGGAGTTCGAGACGGCCATGCTGCTCGGCCAGTTCGAACTCGGCTTGAGCAGCGAGGCCCTCGGGCTGTACGCCCTCGGGCTCAACCCGGACCTGCGCGAGAAGCCCCCGTTCCGAGGGCCAGCAGAGCCGCGGGACCCCTCCGACCTGCGCCGATGCCTCCGGCTGTGGGACCGAGCGCCCTGGACCCTCAAGCCCTGGATGACACCTGTCCTCGCGTTCTGGATCGAGGTCGTCAGTGACCGCTACCCCAACCCGGTCGGCACCGACGAGGAGCGGGCGGCGTACTACGACCTGATCGACCGGGTCCAGGAAGCGGCCGAGAACGACCGGGCGGTGCTCGATGTCTGACGGTCAGAAGACCCCTTCTGTCTTCGTCGTGAGGAACAGCAATCGCGACGTGTCCTGCGTTCACAGTGACGCAGAGCGAGCGGAGCGGTGCCGACTCGTGAAGAACGCGGCGTATCCCGACTACGTGCTGTCAGCCTCGGACTTCCGTGGCTACACGGTGGAGCCGATGGTCTTCTGCGAGGGGCCATTCAGAGCCGCACAGAGCCCGCCTTCGAGCCCGTCCGAGAGCGGGTCTTCTGAGGTCTGTGACTTCATCCCAGGCTCTGCTGAGTTGGAGGACCCAAAGTGAAGCCACTATCTGTGGGGAGCCGATCTCTCTACAAGGCCACACAACGCGACCGGTTCGCTGTGTGGCTCGCCAACATGGTCCTCAAGATCTTCGGGACCAAGGAGTACCGGAACGGCCTGTCAAAGTGGCTGGCCGATGGAGTGAAGTACAAGGAGGAGATGAATGCCCGCGACGGTCGATCTGTTGATCGTGTTCACGGAACTGTCGAACCACCACACGAACTGCGTGGTCAAGAAGGTGCTCCGTTCCCCTGGTGATCGAGCCAGGGGGGCACGCCGTGACGGCAAGTGGATCGCGTACGACCGCATCACCGAGCCCGAGGTTGGCGAGCCTTGGGAGATCACACTCGTGGACGACCTCACCGGTCTGTCCTTCACGCGCACCACCACCCCCGTCCGCTTCTGGAGGAAGTTCTGGAGCGACGGGACCATCACCGATTCCAACGGAGACACCACTGAGGAGAGTCATGGTTCAGAAGACCAAGCAGCAGCGTTCGCAGGACTCGGAGCAGGAGACGACGACTTCTGAGGCCGACACCAGTCGATCCCAGGAGGTCGTGGAGGGGGCAACCTGCTGCCTCACCAACATCGATGACCTCCTGAACGACATGGACGCCGTCCTCCCTGACCCGGAGGAGGAGACGGTCGAGGAGGCGAAGGCGCTCCCGGCGTGGCATCCGGACGCCGAGTACGACCCGATGGACGACAGGCCGTCCATGCCCTCCATGGCCGAGTTCATGGCGTGGTGGGACGAGAACCGCTCGGAGGAGGACTCCGACGCCATGTGGAACTTCTACCACGAGGTGGAGTCCGCCCACGACGAGCGCACCGAGGAGTGGCACGACCTGCGCGGCCTCTCCATGGGCAGGGTCAAGAGCACCCGTGGGGGTTGCGTGTGCTGAGGTACACCCAGTTCCTCATCCTTGCCGCTTCGGTGGCGTCGGTGGCCTTCACCATCGCCCGTACCAAGGTCACTGAGCCGCTCCGCAAGAAGGTCATGCTCAAGAGCAAGTGGTTCGGGCAACTCATTGGTTGCCCGTACTGCCTGTCTCACTGGCTGTCCTTCGGAGCAGTTGCCACCTACCAACTGAAGATCATCGATGGCGTCGTCTTCCTGGACTACGTCGTAACGGCCATGGCGATGGTTGCCGTGGCCGCTTTCATTGTCGGGCTCATCACCCAGGCACTGAGTCGATGACGGGCGAGAAGTCGCCTTCGCGGACCGTCATCTACTGCCCGCACGGTGACCCCTCTTGTCCGTGTCCAGACGGGCTGGAGTGTCACTACGAAGGACCCGACGCCTGGCCATCCCCGGTGCAGAACGACCACTCGCAGCAGGGGGCCGATGATGGCTAAGAAGGAGATAGACCTCTACAAGTACAGCGTGTCGGACTTCATCCTCTTGGCCTGGTGCATGTTCTGGATGGCTATCGCCCCCACCATTTGGGTGAAGGTCATCTTCTTCGTCATTGCTCTGATGCCAGTGGCGACCATCCACACAACTTGGCTGCTTCGGGCCAGGAGAAAGGAACTGGCAGAAGCCATCGAGCAGGCGAAGGAGGACGAGAAATGTACCCCGGACTGATGATCTTGGCGATCCTTGTGTTGGTGATTCTCACGGGGGTGTTCTTCACCGTCTGGGACGGCAGACAGACCAACAAGTCCATCAAGAAGAAGGAGGTAAGGGCACTACAACAGCAGCACAAGGCAGCCCTCAAGGCACTCACTGAGATCGCTGCCATGGCACACGACAGCCTCGTTGTGCCCGGTCAGGAGCGCATGGCTCTTGACCTCATCCAGATGCGGGCGAACAGCACCGTCATCGAGAACACGAAGGAGATCACGTGAAGAAGGTCCTGTTGGTGATCATGGCGGTGCTCGCCATGCTCTCCCTCACCAGTTGCGTCGGGCCTCGACCCGAGCAGCAGATGGTCGCCCTCCAGTTCGAGGGTGGTGCCGTCGTCCCGGCAGCCCAGAAGTTCATCCGCTGTGTCCCTGGTGGGCAGCGAGGTGACTGGGACTCCGGTGGCCACACCTACACCTACCCCTCGGACCAGCGGGTCGTGGACTTCACCGAGGGCAAGGGTCACGACCGTGACCCGATCCATGTCCTGTCCAAGGACGGCGTGGAGTTGGCGGTGCCGGGGCAGTTGCAGTATTACCTCAACACCGACTGCGCCAGCGGTGAGGGCAAGGACGCCGAGAAGTCGCCCATCGTGCAGTTCCACCTGAACCTCGGTCGGCGCTACGGGGCATCCTTCAACAACGGCCCGAACGAGGTCCCGGGCGGGTGGCGCGAGATCCAGCGGCTCTACATCGAGACCCCGCTGGAGACGGCCATGGACCGCATCAGCCAGGAGTACAACTGGCGTGACCTGGTCTTCAACCCGGCTACCAAGGCCGAGTGGGAGAAGAAGGTGCTGGCCCTCGTGCCGGAACTGGTGAACCGCACCACCCCGACAGAGGTCGAGTTCTACAACAAGTTCCAGCCTCTCATCGGTGTGCCGACCCTCGTCGGTGAGGCGGGCAAGCAGGCGCAGCAGGCCATCATCGACGGACAGCGTCGTGTGGCTGAGGCTCAGGCCAAGGAGGCTGAGGCACGGGCCAACCTGACCAAGGCCCAGGCTGAGGTCGCTGTGGCCGAGGCTGAGGCTCGCAAGAAGGCTGCGGAGATCCGTGGCTACGGCGGCGTGGACAACTACAACCGGCACGAGTGCATCGAGCACGGTTGCAACCCGTACCAGCCGACGTACATCTATCCCGGTACGGCACCTAGTCCGAAGTAGTGGTCGAGGTCATCAAGGGGATCGCTTGGACCAAGTGGGTGAACTCTCACCGACCCAACACCAAGTGTGAAGATCCCTACGACTACGGCAATCCGGATTCGACTGTCAGAGAGGAGGAACGTGAACGCACCGCTGGACAACCTCATCCTGGAAGTGCTCGACAAGCATCAACACCAAAGTGAGCAAGGGACTTGGGGTATTTGCGGGTGCGGTCACACTGTTGCCTTCGCTGACGATCACCGAGTTCATCTCGCAACGGTGATCGCAGATGCAGTGGAGGAGAACAAGCGTCTGGTGGTTCCATTGCCGGACCCGGAAGACCACGCCACGAAGAGCCGAGACTACGGTCGAGGCTTTGCGGACGCGATCCGCCGAACAAAGGAACTACTCGATGAAGAGAACTCTTTCGCTTGGACTCATGGTCATGCTCGTGATCCTGGGCCTGAGGACGGAGGGTCGTGATGTGCCACAGCAGGTCACGGCGACTAGCGCGCAGGTTGTATCGCAGCCTGCTGCTGACCCTGTTCCCACCCCCATCCTCGATGGCAGGGGAACAACTCAGAAGAAGGCAAGCCGAAGCCGTCACTCTGCTCCCAGAACCGAGCGAGTGGCACCTGTACGACCCGCACCTGTTGGAGCGGTGTCTTGGGCTGCCTCAGACCGAGTGCAGCGACTCCGCAAGTGCGAGGGAGGAGCCAAGGGATACCGAGCAGTCTCTGGCTCCGGCACCTACCGAGGGGCCTACCAGATGGACAGGTCCTTCTGGCTCACCTACGGAGGCGACCCCAGCCTGACGGCTGACCAGGCACCGCCGTGGATGCAAGACCAGGTCGCCTACCGGGGCTTCCTGGACAGGGGATGGCAACCCTGGACGTGTGCCCGCATCTTGGGCTTCATCTAAGGAGAAGGAATGAGCAACGCACAGCCGCACACCCACGAGGTGCAGATCCGCACCTCGTACAGCAGCAACAAGAGGCTGGTCATCGACTACGGGGACCAGCAGAAGATCATCAGCACCGTGCTTCCCGGCTTCGAGGGTCGCCTCAAGCGCAAGATCACCCGCATCATCAAGAAGCACGACAAGGGCTCCCTCAAGTACGCCAAGAAGGAGTCGCATCTGGCCCAGGCCCAGGCGCTGGCCACCGAGAAGAACCGCCTCTTCCTGGTACCGGACCGCTACGGCCGCTCCGAGCCCTTCGAGGGGGCCTGGGGGACTGACACCCCCGAGAAGATCAAGGCTGTCAGGGTCGAGGCCGAGGCCTACGCCATGCACCGGAAGTGGCTTGATTCCTACGAAGGCAAGAAGTGGCAGAACGCCTACGACAGCCGCAACCGAAAGGCCTTCATCGCATGAGGCTCTACGAACTCACCCGAGAACTCGGGATCAGCAACGAGCAGGCCAACATCTGGATGGCTCCCAGGTCCTTGGGTGCGTCCAACAGTGTCCCGAAGGACCTGGAGGACCTCATTCGATCCAGGGCCACGGGACGTCAGGTGGGTGCCGCCGCCGTCCCCAAGGACGCCCTCGACGTCTACAAGGAGGAGGTCCAGAAGGTCGTCAACCAGATCGTCCAGTCCTATGGCACGGACTGGTGCGATGACGGGGTGTCCGAGGTGAACTCCATCCTTGGCAAGGTGGGCCTGACCATCACCCCCAAGATGGAGTCGGCAACGCTCTCCCTCACCCTCCAACTGGAGAACTTCCCGGACACCAGTGACAAGGACCGGAAGGAGAGAGGGCGGTACGACGTACCCATCGGGATGTGCCGCAGCCTCAGAGAGTCGTTCAAGGAGCAACTGAGCGTGCGCCTGGCGAGATCGTTCGAGTGGACGGACCCGGACACGGGTCAGGTCCACGTGTGGCACGTGTCCAGTGGCCACGGCGACATCGACTTCAACGACCTGGAAGACAACTCCTAACCAGAAAGAGGTACTACCTGCATGTCCATCATCGAGATGTACACCGACGAAGACACCGACATCACGGAGGGTCTTCGACGCAAGGACCACGTGATCTTCGCGGGGAACGAGGAGGGGATCTACCCGGACGAGAGCGTCGGGTTCTCCCTCGTGAACATGATCGCGGAGGACCACTGGACCACGCTCCTGGGGTCCGCGAAGGGCAAGGTCGGTGACGTCGTTTCCTGGTACGACGAGGCCGAGTACGTCTGGTTCCACTGCGTGATCTCCTACTCCGTTGCCAGAGGATGGGAGGAGGAGGGCTACGAGAGGATCACGGAGGCCCTCAACAAGATCTGGGAGGAGCACGAGGAGGACTACGTCCGTCCCTTCCGCTGCACCTGGATCGGGCGGGGCAAGATGCGGAAGCACGGTCAGGTGGAGGGCAACCTCGTCCTGGCGATGCAGGCCATGGCGAACTCCGAGTGCCGTCTGGCCGTCTACACCCGCGTCCCGGCCTACTAGACGTGGAGGCCGTCATCGGGTGGGCGCTAGCAGCGTTCGTCCTGGTGGTGCTCTTCCTCGTTCTGCTGGCCATCTTTGTCCTGTGGACACTGGCCTTGGCCAAGGCGCTCCTCTACTTGTACGTCTTGTACAAGGGGCTTCGCAGCAAGAGGAGGGGTTATGGCTGAGAAGTCGCCTTCTGGACCGGAGGACCAGCCTCAGTGTGATGAATGGATGCCTGAGGGTCTGGGTCGAGAGTCCTTCCAGTGTGAGCGTGAAACACACCCTGGCGATCCTCGGCACGAGGTCTATGGGGGTGCTGGCTTCCCGCTGTTCCAGTGGATCGCACCCGTCGATAACGACCACTCCAAGGAAGGAGGCAGTGATGCCACCACCTCGTAAGACCGAGGCAGAAAGGTGGCGGGACGAGGCGCATGAGGCTCTGGCACGACTGAGCAAGGTCATGCAGTTCTTCCTGCACTCCGCTGCCGAACTGGTGAAGTTGACGGACATCCACTCGCCCGATGACTTCACCCACTGCAAGGCTTGCAAGGCCCCTTGGCCTTGTGAGACAGCCAAGATCGTCCAGCGTCTAGGACAGGCCTGGGCGCAACTCAGAGAGGAAGAGGCCGAACATGGCTGATGACTTCGATCCGGAAGACCTCATGCGTCAACTGGAGGAGAACGGCGACGGCATGGTCATGCCGGTCCACATCTACGGAGGGGGGTTGGACGACGAGCAGCGGAAGGGGCTCGACGCGATCCTCGAAGCCATCGACCGGGCTCAGATCATCGGCATGACCCTCGTGCAGGCGGGTTCTTCTCCGTCTGCTGAGTACGAGGGGCTCTACCGGGTCTGCCTGGGGATCACCGACGCCAGCGCGCAGGCGGTCTACCAGGTCGTCTCCAGTGGCAAGGCAGACCCCGTCTCGGCCATCAGGGGCATCTTCGCCGGTATCGGCGCGATGATGTTCATCGCTGGCCAGGAGTACGAGAAGGAGCAGGCGAAGGCCCCCGAGGACCGTCGTCCTGTTCAGCCGCTCCGGGAGAAGACCCCGGAGCCCTCTCCTGAGGAGCAGGCTGAGATGAAGGACCTCTTCGCCCGTCTGGGCGAAGTGGACATCGATTCGGAGGGTTTCTAGTGGCCACTACCGCTGCTGCAACCAAGAAGGCCGAACGCGCTCGAAGGCAGGACATCGAAGCCTTCTTGGACGAGAAGGCCGTCGTCTACAAGTTCGACCCCGAGGTGCCGCTGGCTGACTTCGACCTGGACCTCTCCCTGAGGAACCAGGCTCGCATCAACCAGGTCCTGAACGAGGGGCAGGTCGAGACCTACGTCGAGGCCATGAAGCGGGGAGACATCTTCCCCGGCGTCCTCTGCTACAAGGACCAGGGCAAGTACCTCGCCATCGACGGCAACCACCGACTCCAGGCTGCGAAGATCGCGGGCAAGAAGACGGTGGCTGCCTACATCATCGACCCGAAGACCGATCCCAAGACCATCGTGTTGATGACCTACGAGGCCAACGCCAAGCACGGCCTCCCCAACAGCGTGGACGAGCGCATCCGCCACGCGATCTACATGGTCAAGAACGGCACCACGCAGGAGGTGGCGGCGGCTCGGCTCAACGTCACCGTCCACGCCCTGCGTCGTGCCTACGCCAAGAGCAAGGCCGATGACCGGGCCGAGGAGGTGGGTCTGCTCCGCAGCAAGTGGGAGTCCCTGCCCAATCAGGCTCGCACTCGACTGGGAGCCATCCAGTCGGACGAGACCTTCTCGGCGGCGTGCGACCTCGTCTTCCGTGCGAAGTTCAACACGGACGAGGTCGATGACCTGGTAAGCCGCCTCAACAAGGAGCGGTCCACGGTGCGCCAGAAGAAGGCCATCGAGGACCTGATCGCTGCCAACCGTTCGCGCATCCAGGCCTCTGGGGCTGGTGCCTTCGGCAAGCGGGGTCGAGCCCAGTCCCCCAAGCAGGCGCTGTACATCGCCTTCGGCTTCATCGAGGGTGCGTACAACAGGGAGCAGGCCTTCCTGGACTCCGTGGCCACTCAGGAGGAGGCAGACCTGCTGGCCCGCATCGCCACTGCCAAGGAGCACCTGGACACCCTCACGGAACTGGTCAAGAAGCGCCAGACGGAGTCCTAGTGCCTGCCAGGGGCAGGGGTGGGATCGTCTACCACTCCTTGGTGGAGTTCCTGTCGGACGAGAAGTGGCACTCCTACGAGGCCGCTCTTCGTGTCGGCACACAGGCCTGTCCACCTGGGCTGGCGATCCGCACCGCCGAGAGGCAGCGCGAACTGGCGTGGCGCAGGGAGCACCCTGGTGAGCCGCTCCAACCTCGCAAGAAGAACCACGACATCGACTTCTTGATGCGGGTCGGAGGTCGTGCCTTCGCCAAGAAGGTCATGCGGGGACCCTCTTTCGAGAGGGATCCGGAGAAGGGATTGGTACGCCTCAGTCCTGACCGCAAGTACCAGGTGAACAACACCGGCAAGCACATGCTGCACGAGTTCCGCCCCAAGCCACCTCCTCTCACGCCAGAGCAGGAAGTGGAGCAGCGCAAGGAGCGGGCTCGTCAGGCTTACCGGGCTCGTTTGATCAACCGAGGGATCGACCCCGATGCCCCTCGGAAGTACGAACTCAGGCAGAAGGCACGTGAGGAGTGGGCGGCACTCTCCGAAGAGGAGAAGGCCAAGGCCCGCGCTGAACGTGCCACCCGATCCGCCGCCACACGACGGCAGAAGAGAGAGGCTGATGCCCAGATACCGAGTGTTCACCGACATCCTGGATCCGAAGGGGATCCTGGACACGCAGCAGGTCCGGGGGATCGTCCAGGAGATCCTGGAGAAGGCGACTCTCGCTCCTAGCAGCGAGCAGAAGCGCAACGGGATCACGCTGGAGATCGTTCCGTCCAGATACACCGAGGACGTGTTCCACCAGCACGTCTCCAACGACGACCAGCACTGCGAATCCTGTTCCGCCCAGCGAGCGGACAAGAGGAACTGATGCAGGGAGGTAAGTGCGACTTCTGTGGCGCGAACCTTCCCGAGCAAGCCTGGGCGTTCCCGGCGAAGTCCTTCCAGACGGACATCCTCGCCGGGAGCGAAGACGGCCAGACCAAGGTGGTCACTGCGACCAACACCGGCCCCTGGCTTGCCTGTGACCCGTGTGGGGAGGGCGTCCAGCACGAGAAGTGGGACGACCTCGCCAACCGGATGGTCGAGCAGTACCTCGCTGACCATCCCGAACAAGGCCGCGAGAGGGAGTTGATCACCGATCACCTCCTGACCGTGGCTTTCCTGGTGCATGCTGCCTACAAGGAGAACGCCGTTGGCGACCCCTACCGGCAGCACGTGCCACAGGCCACGTAGGTGGCCAGCGTCACGTTCAGCAGCAAGGCGTTCGAGAAGAGCGTCATTCGCTTCCTCAGTGACAATCCCGTCATTGAGGTAGGTACCAACCCCGAAAGGTTCCAAGTGCCCACTGACAAGGACAAGTCCGACCGCATCGGTGAGAAGCGCCTCCTGGCTCTCCTCGCAGAACTCGGCGGCAAGCAGGTCGGAGACGACGACGTCGTCTACGACGACGGTGGCAAGTGGGTCGTGCCGACCCAGTACGAGGGCAAGGACCGGGAGGTGCTCAAGTTCTGGGAGAAGCGCATCGCCCAGAAGGAGGAGGTCACGACCTTCACCCAGACCTTCAAGTACCGGCCCTGGGATGGTGCTGCGGCGCTCCAGTCGGCGCTCAAGCGCAACTTCGGCACGACGGGGATCGCGCAGGCGACGTTCTCCCTCTTCGGGAAGAACCCGCCCCGCATGATCACCATCGACAGCGGTGTGGACCAGCAGATCCAGGTCCCCTGGGGTGTCATCGAGTTCCCGCCGCTGGAGGCCACCCTCACGACGGACCAGATGCAGGATGCCGAGTTGGGTCTCCTGTTCCGGCTCCACGTCGAGACCTACCGCAAGCACAGCAACAAGGTGCAGGGCCTCTTCAAGTTGATCGAGGCCGAACTGAAGGAGTTCTCCATCTACAAGGGTCGAGCGATCACGGGGGCCACCCAGCCCACGTTCATCGACCCCTTCACGGTGGACCCCTCCAAGGTCGTCTACTCCGAGCACGTCCAGACGGAGTTGGAGGCCAACATCTGGGACGTCATCCGGTTCCCGGAGGTCCAGGTGGCGAACGGGCAGTCCCTCAAGCGGTCCGCTCTCCTCGCTGGTCCCTACGGCACCGGCAAGTCCCTGGCGGCGATGCTCACGGCGCAGGTTGCCGTGGACAACGGCTGGACCTTCATCCAGTGCCGCCCCGGCAAGGACAACCTGGGCGAGGTCATGCAGACCGCCCTGCTCTACCAGCCCGCTGTCGTCTTCTACGAGGACATCGACACGGTCGCGCAGAGCGGTGACCCGGACAAGGTGTCGCAGTTGCTGGAGATGTTCGACGGCATCCAGAAGAAGAACACGCAGTTGATCTGCGTGATGACGACCAACCACGCGGACAACATCCACAAGGGGATGCTCCGCTCGGGTCGTACGGACGCCTACATCGAGATCTCGGCGCTCGACAGCCCCGGCGTGGAGAAGATGATCCACGCCATCGTGCCCGACGAGAAGTTGGACACGGCGCTCGACTACCAGGCCATCGGTGAGGCGATGGAGGGCTTCCTCCCCGCCTTCATCGCGGAGGCCATCGGGCGTACGATCCGCTACTCGATCTCCCGCACGAAGGGGGCACCGGACGTGCTGCGGACGGAGGACTTCGTCCACGCGGCGACGTCCATCCGCAAGCAGTACGACCTGATGACCGGTGCCAGCGAGGGCCACATCCCGGACTCGCTGCACACCGCCATGAAGGGCCTGGTCACCTCGGCCACGAGCGACACCCTGTCCATCGCCACCATCAACCGTGGTGGGGACGAGGACTGGGCTCGGATCCAGGTCCCCGAGAAGACCGTCTAGGAGGCACATGAAGGGAAGGAAGGCACTCCGCAGGAAGAGCCCGAAGAAGAACAACGTCTTCGGGCTCGAAGCACGTCGCAAGGCTTGGGAGGCACTGTCAGCAAGTGACAAGGTCGGAACCAAGCGACCGGGAAGCCTCAAGAAGTAGGCGACCGGAAGGGCTGGGCGGTGTTTCTAGGACGTCTAGGACACCGGGTCACGAGTACCTACCCAGGAGCGGGAGTGGTACCCCGCACCCATCACATAGGGAGGAACATGGTTCTCAGAACAACAGGACCCCCGGACTTCCAGCCGAAGATCGGGGAACGGATCAGGATCATCGAGGAAGGCCATCGCCCGTGGGTGGGTACCACCACACCATGGCGTGGGGCAGAGGGTGTGGTCGACACCTACAGCACCTATGAACCCCCACACCAGAGGGTCATCGCCAAGTTCCCCGGCTACGACAGGAAGTACGTCTCAGCCTTCGTGCCGGGAACGGTGATCGAGTGGCTGGACAGGGACGAGGGGAAGCCCGCACAGGACTTCAACCTCAAGGTCGGTGACACCTTCACGATGGTGAAGCGGACCAACGTCCAGACGATCAGCGGGATCACTTACGCCTGCGTCGGTCATGCCTACGTCGTCTCAGCGACGACCTCTCCTGTGCGTTCGCAGTACGGCGTTCCAGTCTGCAAGGCAGAGTGCCGCGACTGCACCGAGCGCAAGAAGAAGACGGTATACGAAACGGACCTGATCAAGGACGTCAAGTCCAAGGACACCACAGCACTACTCACAGAAACACCCAAGGACCTCGAAGCACTTCTCACAGAAACGGAAGCCATGTTCACTCTTCATGTAGTTCAGGTCAAGGCTGGCCACGTCGGTCAGGTCCACTACGACGGCGGCATCGTCTGGGAGTCCGAGCCCCAGGTGGACGACGAGAACCTCACCCGCGACGAGGACGGTGACGTCCAGGGCGACGGCAAGGTCGGCTACAGCAAGGCCTACGACCTCGCCCAGGAGGCCAAGAAGAAGGCCGTGGAGGCGATGTTCAAGGACGTCTAGGTGCCCTGCCCACTCTGCCTCTTGGGGTTTCCCCAACCACACACCAAGGAGGACTGGGCTCGGCTCGAAGAACCAGAAGTAAAGGAACGGCTCGACAAGATCCTGGACGAGATGTTTCCAGGGCTATCCACTGAAACTGATGACTCTGAAAGGGCACCATGACCACCACCGCAAGCGAGAAGATGACCGCCAGCCAGGCCGAGAACGAGGTCCTGGCCCAGGGTCAGCACGGCCTGTACGTGCTCGACGGATCGGGTGACTCTCGATTCATGTGGAGCAAGGACAACCCCGACGAGGTCGCGGCTGCCAAGAAGCAGTTCGAGGCCCTCAAGGAGAAGCGCTACCTGGCCTACAAGGTCAACGCGCAGGGCGAGAAGGGCGAGCGGATCGACACCTTCGACCCGACCGCCGAGAAGATCATCATGGCCCCGCAGTTGGTCGGTGGCTAAGTGCCAGGGGGCTGGTGAAGCCCCAGCCACGATCTACAAGGCCATCCACTACTACCCGCTGCGGAACGGCAAGCAGCACTACAGCGGTGGATACGGATCGTGCGCTCGATGCAACAGGGTCCTCCGCACCCGGCCCAAGGGTGAGGACACGGTCCTGGTGGCTCACTCTCCCGCCAAGCAGCCCTGGGACACCGGGCGGCGACAGTGGGCAGAGCGGTACCGGAAGATGACGGAGATCATCCGTCATCCCCCAGTGTCCACGTACTCCAGGCCGGTCAACCAGACCGTCACGGTGAACAGGGGCTACGACACGCTGGGGCTGGTGCGTCACGAAGGAACAGGCGGGGTCACCAGGTTCTACACACATGTCCGAGACCATCCCTTCGAGATCACCATGACGTCCAGTACCACCAACACCGCTGGGCAGTACATCTTCAACATCAACGGGCTGCCCACAGCGGCCATGACGAACACGGTGACGCTGATGACCGATACCTACACCTGGAGTAGATGGAACGAGCAGTACACCATCTCCACCAACGCCTACATTGCCAACCAGACGATCTGGGAGCGGAACTGGGTGGGCTACGGCGTCCAGGCGTACAACGGTGCCGATGTTCAGCGGGAAGTCGCTCGTAGAGGACTGACCTACGCACGGCCTGTCGAGACTCCCGAGGAGAGGCAGGCCCGCCAGCAGGCGGAAGCCCTGGCTCTCTTCCAGCGGGTCGAGGCAGAGCGGCTGGCAACGCAGTCGGCCTCCGAGCGGGCTCTGGGGACTCTCCTGGGCCTGCTCACCGAGGAGCAGCGTGAGGAGTACGCAAGGTTCAACTACTTCCACGTGGTGGGCTCCAAGGGGCGGCTGTACCGCATCCACAAGGGTTCGTCGGGCAACATCCGGCGAGTCGTCAGCCGCACCGATCCTGGCAAGGGCGAGGCCGCGTTCTGCGTCCACTCCGTGTCCAGGATCGATCGCACGATGGAGCAGTTCGGTCTCGTCGCCGGACACCTCCCGCACGAGGATCACATGATCCAGCAGATGCTCCACCTCCAGATCGATGAGGACGAGATCTTGGCCAAGGCCAACGTCCACTGGGGGACCAGGGAGCCGACTGACGCCGAACTGGAGCGCTTCTTCGCAGCAGAGGAAGCCAACCAGCGCGAGCGCCAGACCATCGGGGTCTGATGCAAGAGGGGCCAGGGATTCCAACTCCTGGCCCCTCTTGCTGCCCCTACTACTCAAGGTGGTGAACCACGCCCAAGAGAGAACGCAAGCCTCTGGAACCAGACGACCCACGGCACGGCACCTACAACGGCTACCTCAACCTCGGCTGTCGGTGCGACCTGTGCCGAGAAGCCAACAACGTCTTCTGTAGGAAGCAGAGAAAGGAGCGCGCTCAGCGCCTGCTGTTCAACCCCGACTTGGTCCCACACGGCAGGCCTTCGACGTACGGCAACTGGGGGTGCAGATGCAGGCCCTGCACCGACGCTTGGAACAAGGACATCCTCGACAGGAAGAAGAAGAGATGACACGACCGTCCAGTGAGGCCGAGGCAGAAAGGATCGCAGCGGAAGCGGCTGCGAAAGCACCAGTCCGCACCAAGGCTCTCGGGATCACCGAGAAGAAGCAGATCGAGAAGTTGATCAATGCGGACTACGACCTGCTGATCAAAGACCTCACTCAGTACAAGGTCGAACTCGTCCGTCAGCGGACTGTGGAGGTCAACACGCAGTTCGCTGAACTGGATGGCATCGCTGCTGGGCTCCACGAGGAGTGGGTGGCGATGAAGGAGCGCTTCCAGACCGAGTTCGGGGAGTGGAAGCAGCGTTGTCTTCAGGCCGGGATCACGGTTGGCGAGAGTCGTCGTAGTTACGGCAGCGGCCTGCTGGACATGCCTCGCCCGGACTACAAGATCACCGGCAAGGAGCGGGCTCTTCGAGAGATCGAAGATGACGTCAACATCGTCATCAGTCGCGCCAAGCACGCTCTGGACAAGAAGCGCAGCGAGGCCATCCGTGCGCTCATCATGCACGGCGGCATCCCCGAGGAGGCCCGAGCACTGATCGGCTCCCTCCCCGACCCCAAGGAGACCATCTTGGAGGCCATGCAGCAGACCCCACGGCTGCTGGCTCTGACGCAGGGCCGTCAGGCTCCTGTCGTCCAGCAGGAACAGCAACCAGGCGAGGACATCATCGGACTCGTCGTCCACGATCAGACCGACTTCAGGAGGTAGCAACATGCGAACTGTGAACTACAACAAGAAGATCAATCGAGGGATGGCCTACCTCGACAAGCACCACCCCGGCTGGGAGAACAAGGTGGACACCAACCGCCTCGACCTGCTGTCCATCTACATGTGCGTCCTGGGGCAGGTCTACCTCCAGGAAGAGCGCGCAGGGGACTTCCGCCAGGCCATGTTCGACCTGGTGACTCGGCACCGCAGCAAGTACCTCTTCGGGTGGATCTTCCTCCTCCGCAGGCCAGCGTGGTCCGTGGTTCGTCACTACGGGTTCTCCATCCCCGGTGTCCTCCACGGCACCTTCCTCTCCTTCTACGGCAACACCATGGAGAGCGAGGAGAAGTCGCTCCGCTCCCAGTGGGTCGTCGCCATCAAGCGGCACAGGCTGGAAGCGGCGCAGAGGGACCTCGATGCGGCGCAGCGGGAACTCGACGCCTTCAACAAGAAGGTGGAGGACTTCTTCGACCGGGTCAAGGACTGCCCCACGGAGCCTGCTCTGGTGTAACAGTTGACCATGGTGTATAGGGTGTGAGATCATGTAGGTGGTTGTTCCATCTACCTAGACGAGAGAGGAGGCAACCATGAGCGACAAGCCGTCGTTCACCTTTGACTACGGACAGGGCGGAAACTTGACCGAAGCGGTCTTGCAGGAGTCCCAAGAAGTCCTAGCCATGGCGGGTAAGTCACAGCGCCCGCTGGTCGAGCGAGTACGGGCACTTCACCTCAATCGTGGTGCCGACTCCTCGTTCAAGCAGGTACTAAAGATCGTCATCGACTACGTGGACATCTACCCCCTCGACTTCGAGGAGATGGTCAGAGTCCTCGGTGGTTTCGACCAAGCCATCCAGTACGTGCCGGGGGTCATGCCCCCACCGGTTGTGTGGAAGACACGCGATCGACTGCGCGAAGAGGGGGCCGTTGACTCCATCAGGGACGGATTCTGGTCGGCCATCCTCGACATCATCGAGTCGGGAGAGATGAACGAGTGGCGGTACGTGAGTGAGTGCCAGCGCTGGATCTACACCATGCGAGGTCTTCGACCTGGCTACAAGATCAGCAACAGCAAGGCAGTCGTACCAGTCCGCAAGTCAGCATGAGGAGAGACCCATTCGTGGGTCTTTCTTCGTTTCTAGGGAGTCGCTGTGGACGTCACAGATGAGACGCCCGAAAGGTGGTGGGTCAAGGATGCCGAGAGACACCTACCCCCTGTCTCACGGCGGTGCTTGAGGTGTAATGCCCAGAGCATCGACTTCTCCCAGGCCGTACCCATGGCCGAGGAGATAGCGCTCTGTCAGAACTGCGCGACAGATGCAGTGAAAGACCACCCCATGACAGCCACGTATGTCCAGTGGATGTCCACGGGAGACCTTAGGTGGTGGTCACCTTGGGTTTGCCAATGTGAGGGATGTGGTGCCGATGTGTAAGAAGTTGAAGGCTCCCAGTAAGGAAGCCCTGGTCAAAGCAGGTAAACTGCTTGTGGCTATCATCGGCCTCATCATCACGGAAATCGAAGGAGTCAAGGAAAGTGACTGATACCCCCAAGAAGTCCCTCAGGGATGAGATCACACACCGAAGGGGTCCGAAGGGACTTGGGCTGACCGAGCAGGAGAAGGTCGAGCGCAACAAGAAGCAGGCGCAGGCCGCTGCTCTTGCTGGCTCAGTGCTCAAGTCCCGTCACAAGGCCGAGTACGACGCGTTGTACCAGCAGGCCAAGGAAGAGATGGGCGTCGCGTAGCGCCTGGCTCCAACCCCTGGAGTAACACACCCTCAAGACAAAGAAGCCCCCTCTCTGACCTTCGGGTCGGGGAGGGGGCTTCTTTGCGTTCTAGGACTGTTCGCGTTCGTCCTCGTACATCTGAGCCACCGCAGCCTGCGTGGAGACGACCTGGGCAGCCGCCTGGGTACTCGCCACCTTGGCCTGGCTCCGGGAGAGGCTGTAGAGCGCCTGAGAGACGCCAGCGGCAGCCAGGGCTGCTACCGACACCATCGGCTCCACGTCCAAGAACAGCGAGGCGATAGCCGCCACGTGCACCAGGAGGGTGGTCCAGAACTCTGTGGAGAGGTATCCCGCCTTGGGGTCCATTAGCCCAACACCTTCGCTGTCAGTTTGCCCACGACTCCGTCAGGCTCCAGTCCAGACCTCTGCTGGAAGCGACGGACGTAACCATCGAGTTCGGCGTCGAAGTCGTCATCGTTGGCGCTCCCGTCCAGTGGGAGGTGCAACTTCTGCCGCACGATGCGGATGTCCGAGCGGTTGGTCATCCCACGACGCAGGTTGGTGGTCCACCAGGCCGGGACAGGGCGCTGGGCAGCAAGCCGAGCCCGTAGCCGCTTGGCGATGGCAGCCAGGTCCCGAGCACCGACGCAGATCTCGAAGTGCATCTCGTCCTTGGTGCCGGTGAAGTCCCCGCCCCACTTCACCGCGTGCTCGACCTCGTTGAGGATCGCGTGGATGGTGGCCTTCTGCCTGGACGTGAAGGTGCCCGACTTGCCGTTGGGGTGCCGAGGGGCGTTCCAGTCGAAGGCAGTCCCCGAGGCATGACAGGACAGGTTGCGGGCGTTGCGGTTCTGCCGGTAGGCGTAGCCCCACACCCCCGTCCCGGCACGCTCGACTCGCTTGTGGAGTTCCCCGGCCACGTACCCCAGGACGAAGGCCACATCGCCGTTCTTGAGGCCAGCCGGGAACCTGACCGTCGTTCCACGTGCAACCGCGTTGCGGTTGATGTTGATGGCTGCCGGGTCTGCTGAGGCAGGCCAACCGTTGTACGAGGTTGCCATCAGTCCTCCGGCCCGTCTGCGGGGGGATCGATGACAGGCACCTCAGTAGGAGGCACCTGGCGCAGGAAGCCCACGCCGGTCTTGTTCTCGATGAGGACCTGGATCGTGCCAACCACCAGGGTCAGTACACCTACCAGGGCCACGTGCTGAGCCTCGTTGAGGTCCCTGAGAAAGGCCTCCACGAACTGCACCAGGATCTCGGCGGCACCGAACTGCGTACCGGTACGAGTAGGCCTGGCAAGGGCTTCACTCACTTTGGACATAGCCATCCCTCTCTAGGTACCCCCACACTATGCGAGTGTGATTGCGATGTCACTAACCGGGATGACCAGAGTCCCACCGGAACTGAAGGTCAACCCAGCACCCGCCTGGATGGTGTGGCGACAGGTACCACCCGTGGAAGCACTCCAGATCCCGAACCAGGTCACCGTAGTGGCCGGGAGGTTCAGGAAGATGATCTGGTTGTCGTTGGCCACTGCACGGTTGGAAGGTGCACCGAAGATGATCCGCTGCCGGGTGTAGGAGCCACCAGCGATCTCGGTAGCACCGTTGCCACTGGTGGTGGGGTCTGCTGAGTGCAGCCCTAGGTAGATCACTGGGGTGACGTAGTAGGCCGTGAGGATGCTGGCAGCAAGAGAGTTGGTCATGCTCATGTCCCAGGCTCCTTCCTGAACAGACGGCCCATGAAGTAGACCGGGGTGTGCCACTCCGCGTAGAAGTTCGCGTAGATGGTGATGGACTCTTCGGTCTCCTTGCCCGCCATAGCCGGGTTCAGGTCGAAGGACTGGTTCCTGGTGAGGTCAGCACTCCAGGAGACGTCGTCTACCAGCATCCCAGTGGCAGGGTCACCTGAGGAGTGGGAGCCGGGAGAGTAGCCAGCAGGCTGGTCGTGGTTGCCCCAGCCGATGATGAGGCTCTGGTCGGGGATGCGGACCGCACCAGGAGTCCCGGCAGGGATGGGCTCGCCGTACTGATTGGTGGACTCGAAGGCGTTCGGGATGAACGGACTGTGCTGCCCGTTGTCGCCCCGAGGCATCTGGTCCACACCCACCGGGTTGTAGTAGAAGGAGATGTGGAACGGGCAGCGGACCCGGTTTCCCGCGATGTCGTAGGCGCAGAACTGGGTGTGCCTGATGTCCACCCGCTGGGCCATCCTGATCGGCACCCGCACGGTCCACCTGTTGTTCGCCAGCCCAGCGTTGGCGTTGACCTTCACGTAGAAGGTCGGGTAGAGGCGAGGGTTGTACTTGACCGCCTGGGCGGGGTAGGGGAACCGCTCTGTCGAAGGGACGTTGCGGTAGTAGGGGATCGAGGCCTTGGGCACGTAGCCCGACCCCTTGCTGTAGTCCCAGGGGGCGAGGACGTCCTGGATCAACTGCGAGCGCTTGTTGATCTGGAGCATCTTGACCGGGGTGAGCGGGTCACGTGCCCGGACGAGGGACTCCTCCAGGGTCAGCAGGTCCCGGAACTTGGTGTCGATCTTCAGCGACACCGACCCATCTACGACGTTGACGTTCACCTCTGCGATGTGGAACGTCACCCCAGTGCTGCCGCTGCCGACCAGGTACTTGACCGTGATCTTCTCCCCAGCCTTGATCAGGTACCGGGATCCACCGACTGGGTCGATGGTCAGTGTCATCTCACCGGAGAACCCAGGGTCCATGTCGTTCTGGAGCGTCTTCTTGGCCGAGACCAAGGCCTGGCGCTCATTGAAGCCGTTGTCGTACTTGACGAAGGTCTCGACCCGCATGATGTGGTTGTCGAACCGGGGGTTGGTGAGGGAGACCTCGGGATAGACGCGAGGGTCGGAGGCCATCGGCTCGTAGGTGGTGGTGGCCCCATCCCTGGAGATGATCTGCCGGTGGAACTCAGCGCCGTTGCTGTCGATCCCCTGGCCGAAGACGATGTTGGCGTACTGGGTCATGTCGCGGCTGATGTTCATCTGCACACCCGGCTGGGAGGCCCACACCGAATACTGGGGGGTGGCGCTGCGCTGACGAACGGTGAGAACAGGCTGCCTGCCGGTGTTCTTGTACATCGTCCACTGGTCGCCCGTGTCCGTGTACATCACCTGGAGCATGTTCTGGATGTAGGAGGTGAGGGTGCGGTCCCACGACCCTGTCGAGCGTGTGGTGTAGCCGGAGATCTTCTCGCCAGGAGCAGTCCCGTACGGGGTGAACATCGTGACAGCCCCAGCAGGCTGCACCTTGGTCCAGCCAGCAGGCCAGACGATCTGGACCGGCTTGGTACGCAGATGCGGGCGCTTGGCAGGATCCAGAGCCAGCCTAATGAGCCGCTCGTAGGTCACCGGACGCGGGGGGAAGGTCGGCCCCTGCACGTACTTGTCGCCCTGGAAGAGCGCTCCTTGGCCCTGGATGTGCAGGGCCGATGAGTCCTCGTTGGCTACCCAGTCCATGGAGGTGAGGAAGCCCTCCCAGACCTTGATGCGGGTGTCTGTCCCCAGTGCCGGGTTGGCTGCTCCCGGAGGCACGATGTAGATGTCGATGTCGGAGAAGTCGTTGAGCCAGGACAACTCCCCCTCACCGATCTCATCGAAGATCGTGATCTGCGGGAAGGACATCGAGATGGTGGAGTCCCCGAAGGGATCAGCGCTGGAGTAGGTCTCCAGCACGGTTGGGATGTCACGGAAGAAGGTGACGTCCTTCTGCGCCCCACCCGGAGGGCCGAAGACGATCTGGAACCGACCCAGCGTGGAGCGGGTGGTAGAGGCGACTGTCCACTTGCTACTCATTGGTAACTATCAAACTTGTAGACGCCCATGAGGTACTGGCTCAGCACCATGGTTTCGGTAGCAGAGATGGCCCGGTTGTAGAAGGCGACCTCGAACACTGTCATGTTGGAGGAGTTGCGCCGCCAGTAGTGGTTGGTACGCCGCCCCAGCACGAAGCCCTGCTGGTAGTTCGAGCCAGCGCCGACAGACCCCGACATCTTCTGCATGTAGTTGGTCCCCCAGCCTGTCAGGGACGAACTGGCCCCGTTGAAGACCCCCGTGTAGACCACCGGCTTGTAGTTGTGGACGAACCGCCCATAGAGAGCAGTGGTGTTGTTGCTCTGCAACCAGGCATGTTCGTTCTGGAGCCGGATGGTGGAGCGCCACCCTCCTGTCCCGTCGTTGACGTCGATGTCTACGTCATCCATCTCGATCTGCTCGGAGTAGTCCGTGGGGGTCGCCCCGTTGAGGAAGGCATCCAGGATGACGTTGGGCTCTTCAGCGAACATCGGGTGGACCATGGCCACGATGACCCAGGAGTAGGGCTGGAAGGGCGTCACGTTGGTGACGGTGGTGGGGAAGGCGTTGGCTGGCATGGTCAGCCACATGTGGTCCAGGTTGTCGCTGTAGAAGCGCACCGTCCTGGAGTAGGTGGTGTAGGTGCCCGTGAGGTCGCTGTACCGCTCGTGCGGGTTGATCGTGGGGGCGTAGGCGGTGGTGGACACCCAGGAAGGTCCGGTCCCACCGTGCTCTGGCCAGGTGAGAACCTGAGCGTTGTCTGCACCAGCGATGTCGGTTGCCACCCATCGGTACTTAGGAGCAGCGATGGGATAGACGTGGTTGATCGAAGTGGGTGAGACCGGGTCGGTGTAGACGTAGCCACCAGCCGTGCTGATGTTGGTGACCTGGGTGTTCTGGTACTTGGGCATCATCGGCAGGCCCTTGATGAACACCGGGGTGTTCATCGTCAGGCTGACCGACTGGAGGTTGCGGATCAGGCTGGTGACCGTCTGCGGGGTGTTGAAGGGCACCGCCACAGTGAGTGCCCCGGTGGAGTTCACCTCGATGGGGCAGTCATTGGCCGCATGGCTGAAGGAGACCGCGCCGGTCTGCCCGAACAAGGATTCGCCCAGCATCGCGCACTGGGCGTTGGTGTTCGAGCGGAGTGTGAAGGTGACACTGGCCGCGCCGTTCATCGACGCCATGGCTGGCTTGGCCTTGTAGCCCAGTGTGGAGTTGGTACGCAGGCTGACCTGTCCCCGTGCCCCCCTTCTGCCAGTGAAGGTGGCTGTGCCTGTCGCATCCAGGTCGATGTAGACCGGGGCACCTCGCAGCCCGACTGTTCCGCCAGGGAAGGTGTTGACGTTCTGGATGCTGAACCGGCACAGCCGGAAGGAGCGACTCACGGTCGGAGGGGTGGTGCTGACCGTGACACCGTTACGGGTGACGGGCGGAACGTAGGTGGCGGTCTTGATCACCCAACTGATCCTGTTGCGACCCTTCCTCAGCAAGGTGGAGTCGGTTACCCAGGAGTGCCCTGCGGTGTGGGTGACGGTGCGGCGTTCACGCCCGTTGACCATCAGGAGAAAGCGGTCGTTCTTGTGCCCGTCGTAGGCCCGGTCGTAGGTCAGCGTGCCATCAGCGAAGAGCGTGATGTCCAACGTCAGCATCTGGGTCTCGTTCCACACCAACCTCGGGAACCTGAGGTAGTACGGAGCCAGGGAGTGCGCCCCACCATGACTGGAGGTGTCCAGGTTGTTGGGCTCGGTCGCGGGGGTCAGGTAGTGGATCTGAAAGTCAGTCCTGGCGTACCTGGTGGAGGAGATAACCCCCCGAGGAGACACGATGGTCCCGGAGTAGGTGAACTCAGGCGGGAGGAACCTACGGTTTCGCATAGCGTTAGCCGTAGCAGTGAGGGTGGAGTTCCCATAGGGATAGCCGTAGTTGAAGTCCTCGGCCCAGATTCCGTTGACGATGCTCTGCATCGGGACCTACGAGAGAGCGACGGAGAGGTCCCCGACCTGGACGACGAAGGCATCACCAGCGTTGAGGGTCTTGGCGGTGGACAGAGCACCGAAGTACAGCAAGTTGCCCGCCGTAGCGGCGTCCCGAATACCCATGTAGGTCACCGTGACCGCAGGCATGTTGGTGATGGTGATGAGCGCGGAGTTGGTGCAGATGCCACCGGAAGCCGCAGCGAAGGCCACAGATGGTCGGGCGTAGGACCCACCTGTGACCTCAGTACCTGAGTCGGCCACCGTGGGGTTCGTGGTGTAGAGGGCCAGGTACACGGTGGCAGCGGGGGTGTAGCCGACGTTCCGCAGAGTCTCGTTCAGCAGAGCGTTCTCTAGGTAAGTCGAAAGAGCAGCCACAGTGACATCCTCTCAGGTGGCGCAGCGTTGTCTAACGCTAACTGGACATGATGGTCTGACGTGCGCCTTGCAGAGAGATGGACAACTGGCCTGGATCGAACTTGCACAAGTGGCCTGCCTGAACCACTCGTGGGAGTTGCAAAGGGGCGTACATGTACATGTTGCCTGCTGTTGCTGCCGTGAAGAGCCCGTAGTGGGTCACGACTGTCCAGTCAGCAGAGGCGATGGGGAAGGTGATCGTTCCGGTGTTGATCACCACGCCACCGGAAGCAGCACTCCAGAAGGAAGAGGAGTTGCTGAAACTGACCCTGGAGTACCCCGAGGCGGAAAGCGGCTCCATGACGGTGGTGCCGTCGTCAGAAGCCACAGGGGCCTGGGTGAGCAGCCCCATGTAGAAGGTCCCAGGGACCGCAGAGGTGGCTCCGATGAGAGCGCCCAGGAAGGCGTTCTCACCCCAGTCAGTGACGTTCGATGCCATCAGATAGGTCCGTTGATCGGGACGGGTGACCGTCGCAACTGAAACTTGATCTCGGTCTGGAGGGAGTGCATCCGTCCGATGCTCCAGTCCATCGTGTAGTCCGAGGCCTCACAGGCGTAGGTGTAGGGCTGGGAGTCCAACTGGACAGTCAGGTTGAAGGTGTCCTGGGAGAAGGCAGCGATCAGGACGGCGATGTTGTTGGCCATGGTGACCTGGTCCGTCCCGATGACGTTGACCCCGAACTTGTCCTCCACGATCCCGCGCACTCGGTTGGTGGTGAACTCGCTCTCCACGTAGGGGCTCTTGACGGTGGTACGCCGCCACGTGACGGTCCCGCCGAAGATGTCCCCGGAGACGTAGAAGTTCGTGTGGTCCGACAGGTTGAGGTCAGCCAGGGACAACTGCGCCCGCGTGACAGAGGCAGAGACGACAGGAGTGAACCCAGGCATGGCTACCTACTGCTCGGGGGTCGGGTCAGCGCCTTGAGGCGCTTCTGGGCTGCCAACTTGCGGGCCATCTCGTTCGGGTCCGAAGCCTCCACCGTGATGGCCCCGGTGAAGTTGGTGGAGGAGTCCACGTGGTAGGTGGTGTCCCCGTAGTAGGTAGCCCCGGCATGACCGGCTGTCCGGGTGGACATCATGGCGGCAGTGGTCAGCCCGCTCCGTGCCATGGTCTGGGCCACCACGTGGGCCACGAAGGACACACCAGCGCCGTTCAGGGGCAGGACCATCTCGGGGCCGTTCTCGGCCACACCGATGATCTGACGGCCCGTCATAACACCGCCCTTGCCGTACCAGCCCACCTTCTGCTCGTGCGACCAGGCTGCGGAGGGACTGCCGTACCGGTTGGCGATGTAACTCAGACCCCAAGCGATCTGCGTGGCCGGGTTGGTGCGCCAGTCCTTGCCGAAGGTGCCCATCTTGGTGCCAGGAAGGGCCTGCGGAATACCATAGGCAGAGGAGCCGGGGTTGTCGGCGTACTGCTTCCAGCCCGACTCACGGGTCCACAACTTGTCCAGAGCGTTGAACTCGGTCGTGTTCCACCGGTAGGCACCGATCATGGACCGGGCGATGCTCTTGTTGAACGAGGGGTTGGCGGGGTGTGCCCGCATGAACTCCTCGGACGGCTGGAAGTTGTCAGTGGCCCGACCGGAGTAGGTGCTGCGACCACCTGAGTACACCGTGCCGGTGCCAGGCATGACGTAGGTCGTCCCACCCTGGGTGACACTCCCCATGTCGGAGTCCCCGATGTGGCCCGCACCACCAGCACCTGTGCGGATCGAGGACGTGACGCCAACGTCACCGTAACCACCACCGCGCTGACCACCTGTGACAGCAGTGGGGTTCCGATAGGTACCTGTCGCACCACCAGGACCACCACCCCCGATGTTGGCAGCGAACACCCCAGCGCGGGTCATGGCGGCGATGGCAGCCTGGACGTTGCCAGACTGACGAACGATCTCGTTGGCGTAGGCCCGGATGTTCCTGATCCCGGTGTCCTTGGCTGCCCTCATAATGTTGCCGACGCCGTCCATGGCGTCTGCGGCCAACTGGTTGATGCTGTCCAACTGGCGCTTCTGGGCCGTCTTGTAGGCGTCATCGAAGTCGTGCAGGGAGCGCTTGAAGGCAGCAGCAGCGTCCTTGCCCTGCTTGTCGAACTGCCGCTTCATCTCCGCGAACTTGGAGTTGTTCGGGTCAGTGGCGATGCCCTCAGAGATCCTGAGCCGGTTCTTGATCGCCGTGTTCCAAGCGCTCACCAACTTGGGGTTGCCAGCCAGGTCCTTCACGAAGCGCTCTGCCTGGACGAAGTTCTTGGGGTCGTCCAGACCCATCTCGCGGATGACGTCCTTGGACACCCCCATCCCACCCAAGGTGTCCATCGCCCTCTTGGAGCGCTGGAGGTACTCGTTCTGCGCCCGCAGGCCCGTCATCGCAGACGAGGCGCTCTGGGTGTAGGAGGACTGAACGAAGGCCCCAGGGTTACCGAAGGACTGCGAGATCGCCATGGTGGACTGACGGATGTTCTCCCCGTACTGGTACTGCATCTCCCTGATCTGGAGGTTGCGGTCCCGCCACATCCGACCCAACTGCTTGGTGTGGTCCTGCTCCTCGTAGCGCTCCTGACGACGCAGGGAACGCACCTGGAGGATGAAGCCCTTCAACTGGTCCAACTGCTGGTTGTACAGACCCGTGACGTTCTCCAACTGAGCCTGGATGGAGTCGGTGTTCTCCACTGCGTCCGGGCTGTTGGCCATGGTGATGATGTCGTTGGAGATCGCACCGATCTGCTGGGTGCCACTCATCGTCAGGGTGCGCTGCTGGTTGATCCCGCCCTGAGCAGCAGCGATGTTGGCGTTCGCCAGGTCCAGCAACTGACCGTTGCCGGGGTTGGAGGCACGGACCTCCATCCAGTGCGCCAACTGCCGGGTGTAGGTGGCGATGTCGTTGAAGGCACCCTGGTGCTGGTCCTTGTCGTAACCGGCGAAGGTGTTGAGGGCCATCCCACCCAGGCGGTAGGCAGGCCGGTCAGCATCGAGGTTGAAGTCGATGTCAGCGCCCTGCATGATCTGGCCCAGGTAGCCGTGACGCAGTTTGTAGCCAGCGGAGTTGGGGTCCTCGTCCGCAGCCTGAGCCACGTTGGCGAGTTCGACACCCAGCCGCTTGAGGGCAGTAGCAGCGTCTGCCCCCTTGTAGTTGATCGAGTTGAAGATCGCTTCGAGGTCGTCGGCAAACTTGCCCCCCACCCCACCGCTGTCGCGGAAGGCCTTGAGGATCTCCTCGATGCTGTCAGCACTCTTGAGGTTGACCTTCTGACCGGGGTACTTGTCCTGGAACTCCCTGGCGAGTGCCTCACGGACAGCGGCGTACTGCGCCTTTACCTTGGGGTCAGTGTCGTAGTAGGTACCGGTATCGCCTGCCTCACCGCCACTCTGCATCTTGATGCGGTTCCTGGGGTCCTGCACTTCCCGCTCACCAGCAAGCAGGGCGGCAGCCGCATAGACCGGACGCCCCTGAGCATCGATCTGCAAGGACCCCTTGCCCAGAGCGGCATACGCCTGCTGAGCATCACCACTTCCTGAGCCCAGGAGGGACCCACGACCACGCCCACCAGCGGCGACCAACTCCTGGATGGACTCAATGGTCTGAGGACCGGGACGCTGGTTGGCGAGCAACTGCCGAGAGAGGGCGGTGCCCTGCTCACGACCCATGGTGCTCATCAGCAACTGGCGGAACTCCTGCTGAGCATCCGAGTTGAGGTTGCCTCCACTAGAGGCCACCATCCGGTCCAGCAGAATGCGGGCGTAAGCCGCCTGTCCCTTGACCCCACCACCGTGGTCACCCAGAGTCTGGAACCGCTCGATGTCCTCCTTGTGCTTCTTGATGAAGTCAGGAGCGTTCGCCTTCGCGTACTCCGCATCCGAATAGGGGTTCGGGCGGTCACCGGGTTCGAGGTTGGCCCCACCCTGGTAGGTGGGCAACTTGAACTTCTGGCCTAGGGCGTTGGCGAACTCCTCGCCCGTGGTGGCCATCTTCAGGGCAGCCTGCTTGCCCTTCTCCGCAAAGGCGTGGATGGCAGAGCCTGCTGCAAAGGCAGCCGTGCCGATGAGGGCAAGGGGGCCTACCACGCCCATGACCTTGCCTGAGATGTCAGTGAACCCAGCCGCCAGGCCAGAAGCCTTCTCCCCCAGGCTGGCCATCAGAGCACCGGTACGCCGGGTAGAGCCCGCAGCAAACTCCTCAGCCCGTCCGGCTTGTGAAAGCGTGATGATCTTGTTGCCGGTGCCATCGTGAGGAGCGAGTGGCCCCCAACCTCCCAGGATGCTGGGGAGGGGGAGGTTCATCCCCGCCCGCCCAGCAGTGGGGGTGTTCATCCCAGCGACGACGCCACGGATCTTCTCGCCAGCGTTGGTGGCGGCTCCGCTCATGCCAGAGATGGCCCCAGCAAGACCGTGGGTCGCTACTCCAGGAGAGCCAGAGGAGACCTCCAGCAATGCCATCTTGGCCCGCGCTGCCAACTCCACGATCTTGGCTACCGACTGGGCGAAGGCCGCAGTCACCAGGTCCATGATCTTGGCAGTGCCGGTGCCGACGTCAGCGACCATCTCGCCAGACATCGTCTTGATCTTCAGGGTCATCGCCTTGAAGGGGGCTAGCCCACTGTCGATGTCAGCCTGGTCGAAGGTCTTCTTCTTCGCCTTGGCAGCCTCGTTCGCCGCTGCCTGAGCAACGTTCTGGGCGTAGACCTCACGGTGCCTGTCAGTGAGCCCACCGGAGGCCTTCTTGCCGAAGTGGGTAGCGGCCTGCTGGTCGAACCCCTCGGGGTCCTCCCTCATCGCCTCCCTGATCTTGGCGTAGCCCTCTTTGTAGGCCCGTGCCTTCTCATCAGCGATCTGACGAAGACGCAGGTTCTCCTGCTGCGCCTTGCTCAGGTTCTCCTCAGGGTTGCCCTTGAGGAGATCACGAGCCTTGGCGAGGAAGGGGTGCTCGTCGGGCCTGCCCTGTCCCTCAGCCCACTTCTGGGTGCGGACCCCCATGCCCGCGATGGAGTATTCGGAGTAGGCCAGAGGGTTGCGCTTGCGGTAGTCCAGTGGGTGCCGAAGGGTGTCGCCCACCTCACGCAACTGGGAGCGGAGGTAGCGACCAGGCAGACCGATGGGGTTGGAGGTCCCCGACTCCCCCATAACCGTGCCGAACAACCCAGGCCCGGTGTCTGCCATCCGTGACCCACGCATGGCGTTGGAGGTCTTATAGGTGGCGTTGTACAGCCGGGTCATGGCCGAGGAGGTGTTGTCCAGAGCCCTCGGCGCACCCCGGAGCCCATCGAACAGACCCTTGAAGACGTTGCTGGCCATGGCTCCTGACATCAGACGCCAAGCCAGGCCGAACTTCACCACGGCCAGGGAGATGATCATCAGTGCCCCAGCACCGATGGTGAGGGAGGAACCCACCGCCGCCAACACAGCGATGGTGGTCTTCACCGGGCCAGGGAGGGTGTTGAAGACGTTGATGACCTTGGTGAGGGCTTCCACCATCTTGGTGGCCACTCCCAAGAAGGGGCCACCCATGGCTTCCGCAACCTGAGCGATGGCAGTGCGGAACTTGGTCATCGCACTAGACAGATCGGCGTAGGCAGCGTTGGAAGCCTTGTTCAGGGCCTCGTTCTTGCGGTAGGCCTCCGAGGACTCCTCAAGGGTCTGCTTGAGGTTGGCCTGCCCCGAGGTCAGGGCTGCCACAGCGCGCTGGGTGCGGATGCTGTCCAGACCCAACTGCTGGAGGATGGCGATCCCCTTGGGACCGGAGTCCTTGATGGCCTCGATGACCTTGATGAAGGCCTCAGCCGGGTTGTCCTGAGCGAGAGCCTGGAAGCGCTGGCGGCTCATCCCCACCAGGTTGGCGTAGGTGTCCAACTGCTTGGATCCAGTACGCATGGCCTCCGAGATGTCATTGGTGACCTTGATGAAGGCGGTCGCACCGGCACCAGAGTCGGCACCAGCCCTGGCGAAGGCGGTAGACAGGCCAAGCACCTGTGCCTGGGTGTAACCGGCACGGGAGGCGACCGCCTCGATTGCGTTGGAGAAGCCGATGACGCTCTGGGCAGCCACCCCGTTGTTCTTGGACAGGGCCACCAGGGAGGAGGAGTACCGCTCCAGGTCTTGGGTCGAACCGTTCATGGTGCGGGTCAACTGCATGAGGCCGGAGAACAACTCACCAGGGGCCGTGTTGGTGGCTGTCGCCAGCCTCAGGGCCACCTCGGTGAACTTGACGATGTTCTCAGTACCCCGCACTCCCAGGTCTTGGACCTGACCCATCAACTGGGCTACCTGAGAGTTACTCGCCGGTAGGGCTCGGGCGAGACCTTCGGCTCCCTCCTTGAGTTCCCTGACCGCCTGTCCGGTGACAGCAGCGGTGGACCTCACCCCCCGGAAGGCGATGTCCAGACGAGAGGCAGCCTCAGTAGCCGCGACGAGAGAGGCGAGGCCACCGGCCCCGAACAACTCCAACTTCTTGCCAGCGGACTTCCACAACTCATCGATCTTCTTGGCCAGCACCACGACGGCGTTGGTCGTCTTCTCGATGCTCTTGGTAGCCACTTCCATGGAGCGCTGGAAGGGATCGACGTCAGCAGTGAGGTTGACCTTGACGTTGCGATCCATGCCGCCCGAGGGAGTGGTCACCGCTGCCTACCTCCCTGGCGCATGTCATCTGTCACTGCCCTGGACGGCAGCAGGATGACAGACACCCCTGGCGTATTCTGCTCCGTTTCCGAGGCAATGTCTTTCAGGTAGCAGCCGTGGCACATGTGCTGGACCGGCTCATAGGCGAACCTGTCCTCTTCCCACTCCCATGGAGCGGTGCCACACATCTGGCACTTGGAGGCTTCTTCCATGCGATAGGCCAAGATCTTGGAACGATCAACGCCATCCCACTCCATGAACTCCGAGTGGGGAATGGCCTTGTCGTAGCAGTAGCCCATCTCCAGAGCGAACTGAGGATCATCCCTCAGCCGCTGTTGGTAGGTCCCACCTCTAGGCCGTTGGTGCAGACCTCGACCGCCGAGGAGAACAGCGACCAGACCTCACCACGGTTCCAGTGCTCAGAGTTCCAGATAGCCCGTGCATCCTCCACGGTCATCACCGGGTCCACGCACACGCGAGAGATCAACTCAGGCCCGAACTTGTCGATGTCGTACGACGAGCCCTCGCGCTTCTGATCAGCACGCGGGGGACAGGAGGTCACCAGCCTGTCGTACTCCTTAGACCCGATGGACCGGAAGAGAAGTGTCATCTCTTCCGGTCCATCTTCGCCTGGGACCACAATCGTGACTTCCTTCTCGACCTGACGCTTGCTAGTCAGGATGTCGAGCGAAGCCCTCTTACGCTGCGCGTCAGCCACTTTCAGTGCCTCCAAGGTTGTGTTCCTAACCATGGCCATCCCCGGCCTAGTTGTCTAACGCTGCTTAGACGATACGAGCAGCCTCGTTCGGCGTCAGGTAGACAGCAGCCTGGACGCTGAACATCTGTGCCGTGTTGTTCGTCAGGTTCTGAGCCGCACGAGCGACGATCCGGGTCGGCCAGACCTCGACCAGGTCACCAGCAACCGGGCTGTAGAGCGGGGTCGTGGTGCCCGTGGTGTTGGAGCCAGGAACGGCACCGGAGGGCGTGTAGAACTGCGAGCCCGTGTCATCGAAGGTGTTGGTCAGGACGAAGGCCAACTTCTGCTCACCAGCCGCCGTACGACCGTAGACGTTGTAGCCAGTGGCGTTAGCCACCGCACCCCAGGTGACCCGGTTGAAGTTGGTCGGGCTGAGGGTGGCGTTACCCGTGGCCGTGGTCGCAGCGGTAGCCGCCAGCGTCTCACCACCACCACCGACCGCAGACACGCGGTAGGAGTAGGTGGTCGAGCCGGAGGTGCCCTGCGGGGTCACCGTGGTGCCGGTGGGCGTGGTGAGGGTGATACCAGGACCACCCTTGCCACCGAAGCGGCTGATCACGAAGTACCCAGAGGTGCTACGCGGAAGGGCCAGCCACGCGGTGTCAGCCGAGTCATCCCGGTACATGTCGGACTCGAAGGTCGAGGTGACCGTACCGGGGATGTTCGTCTCGAACCGCGTGGAGAAGTCCGGAGTAGCAACCACGTTGCCGCGAGTCGAGGCGTTGATCGAGACGATGAACGGGGTCAGGTTGATCCCGGCCTGTACCTCGGCCTGAGTCGGGGCGTTGTAGTTCGCCATGGACGCACAGAACAAGATGTACGAGTTCTGGTTAGGGATGATGCGGGCCATCAGAGATCTCCTTGTTCAGCGTCCAAGACAACCGTGGTCATCGTGACTGCTGGCTGGTGTGGTGTCGTGGACTACTTCTTGACAACAGGCGCAACAGGCGCAGGCGCGGGCTGTACCTGCGGGTCAGCCACCACACCATCCTGCGGAGCCTGAGCATCGGGAGCGGGGGCCTGAGCCTCCGGGGAGTCAGGGGCACCAACACGCCAGCCGTTGGCGAGCCAGACCGGGAGGGACTCCTCCTGGACCGTGGCACTCACCGTGCTGTCGAAGGGGGCGACGATGGTGACCTCGCGGTTGCCGTACTCGGACATCTGATCTCCTCCTACCGACTCGTCCAGAGAGCCAGTACGTCTGACTGCCCGTAGTAGGCAGGGTCGGTGTCGCTTACACGCTGAACAGCCCCGATGGTCTGATCAACGACTTGCTGTACTCGTCGTGCGTATTCAGTTGGCTTACCTGCAAACATCACGATGTTGGTTCGCGTAAGCCCGTCTAGTACCAAGCGGACTGAGTCCGCCATCCACTCACACTGCTTACGCGACACCCCATAGGACGTCACTGCATAGGGGATCACGAGGTCACCCTCGCTGTCGCTCAGTGGTCCACTACCCGTGGTGACAGAAAGGGGTGTGATCACCGAGTACGGCACGAAGTTCGTCCCGTCCTGGTTGGGCTGACCTCCCTGCCATCCAGCGACCCCATCCCGAGGAGCCTCGGCGTCACCGATGGGGAAGCCCACCAACTCAGCAGTAGCGATCACCGCGTCCGTGATCGCCCCACGGTCGAGCCTGGCCCCGCTCACTGGATCAACGACTTCTGGATGGTGCGCTTGGAGTGCAGACCTGTCTGCACCAGCGCCAGAGCCTCAGCCTGCCCCTTGGCCTGGGCAGTCTGGTTGTAGGGGGACGAGGCAGGAGCATTGAGAAGGGACTCAGGGTGGTTAGGACCATGGGTGATCATCACCACCGCATTGTTAGCCAGGGAAGTGGCCAAAGGCCAGGCAACCCGCTCCACGGCAGGGCGCATGAAGGGGCGAGGAGCCATACCTGGGCTGACCACCTTCTTCACGAAGACCATCTTCCCGTCACGTCCCTTGAAGGCCAGCACCCCTCCTGGCTTGGCGTGGATCACGATGGGACGGCCAGGGAACTCTCCTCGGGTCCCAGTGCCGTACTCCAGTGCCCGTGAGTATGGGGCGTGGGCCACGATCTCCGCTGACATCCCGTTGACCTGAGCGAGGATCACGGACCTGTTGAAGCCCGTTCTTACTGGCGAGTAGGCATAGGCGAACTTCTCGACCTGCTGAGCCCCCTCGGACACCAGGCGCTCCGCGATCTGCTTGTAGGGCTGTCCTGAGGCAGCAGCAAGATCGGCAGTGAGAGCCCGAAGGTCTACTGTCGCGTCTGCGTTGCTCATCACGACCTCCCACGAGCCAGCAGGAGTGGGGGATGGCGCACTCCTGCTGGCACGAAGGTTGTCATGTCTGTGGGTGGAAGGGGTTGGGCTCGACCTGGGAGGTAGTGGCCTTTCTGGTGGGGTCCAGAATCCCCCCGATGGATACGTCCAGGATGCGGAACTCCTGACCGTTCATCTCTGAGTCCTCGGCACAGGTATCTACGTGGATCAGGTCATCCACCCTGATCTCCGTGGCCTCCTCCGGGAAGGAGAAGGTGGTCGTACGCAACACGAGAGCCCCGTCTCCCACGTTGATCTGCTGACCACCTGTCGTTGGGCGGATGCGAGCAGTACCGACATAGATGGGATCGGGGCTCTTGGTTGCGGTGATCATGCCGGTGGTGGCGTTGAAGACCGGGGCAGAGGGCCGGTACACCGTGACCTTGGAGGTCATCTGCGTCCGAGCCTTGAGGTCGGCGTACCTCAGAGCCCGCTTGGACGGCATGGCGGGGCGGATCATGTGGCCCCACCAGACTGGTCAGACTTCAACTTGTTGAGGCGCTGACCAACTGTGTCGCCGCCAGAGGCACCATCGCGGTAGATGTCGTGCATCCCGGTACCGAAGGTGGTCAACTCCGTGTCCCCATCCATCAGGGCACGCTCGGTCTCGGTCTTGCTCATCCCACCGACGTACGGAGAGGCAGCCCGACCCACTCTCTTGGCCAGCAGGCGCAACTGGCCAGCCAAGATCATGTACTTCTCCTGGAGACGATCGAAGTCAATCGTCACCCCATCACCGGAGTTTGTTACCTCCCTGGCGAACTGACCCGCGATCTGCTCTGCACCAGCAGCGGCAGCGGAGTAGACGTTGACCCATGATGTGATCAGAAAGGCGATGGCCTGATCTGAGAGCAACGGGTCTGACGGATCAGTATCGCCAAGGAGGAAGCGAACGGTGTCCTTTGGCGTAGCGACGGGATCGCCCGAGTAGGACCACACAGGGTTGGCAAAGGTGTCCTGCACCTGGAAGGAACTGACATGCGCCACGTAGGCCGTGCCAGTTGTAGACCACTTGTAGTAGTACGTGCCTGCGGTGACAGGGGTGAAGTCGTAGTAGAAGGTGCCCAGTGACTCCCGCACACCAGGATGGTCTTCGGTAGCGCCATCTGGCTTCTTGATCGTCACAGTCACAGTGGCGGGATCCACCAGATCGTCATCGATGTTGGTGAAGACCTCAGGACCAATGCGGACAACAGAGCCCAACTCGTACGTCACAAGGTCCCGCCCTTCCCTGTAGCCGACGAGGTGCCACCCTCAGCCGAGAGTACGGCGTTGTCGCTCCCGATGGCTGAACTACCCACGGTGCTACCAGCGCTGACGAGCACCCGAGAGATGCCCGTGGCCGTCCCCGCCTTCGTCCCACCCCGAGCCTTGGTGTAGACCCGGTTGGTACTGATGTGGGTGGCAGAAGCCACCAGGTCCAGGGGCGCGGTGAGCAGCACCTGAGTGCTCGTGGTGCGCTCAGCCCCCACCACCACCAGGGCAGCAGCATCAAGCGCTGCGGCCACCTCGATGACGCGGTTAGCACTGACACTCAGAGCCAGGGGCGCATTGAGGCTGACTGATCCCAGAGAGGTCTGGGTGACTGCCCCCGTGAGGGTGGCAGGAGCGCTCAGCGAGGCACTAGCGCTGCTGGTGACCGTGGGCTGTGCGGTCAGGGAAGGAGCAGCCGACAGGGAGGTGGAGCCGTAGGTGGTGAGGGCCTCAACTGCGGTGAGAGCAGCGGGGGCGTTGAGGAGAGCCCCAGCACTCTTCACCACCAGCGGACCGGTGCTCAAGAAGGCAGGGGCGTGCAGTTCTGCGAACGCCTCGATGGTGGACTGGAAGTTGGCCGAGAGGGTCGCAGGGGCGTTCAGGGAAGCCGATGCGGTGGTGGTCTTGTAAGGGGCAGCCGTCAAAGAGACAGGTGCGGTGAGATCCACCGTCCCTGTGGTCTCACGGTTCCCACTCGTAGAGAGGGCTGCCGGTGCAGTGAGGTCAGCAGAGGCTGTGGTGGTCCGTGTGGCACTGACAGACAGCGAGAGGGGTGCGGTGAAGCCTGTGGCTCCTGCGGTCTCCCTGAGTCCACTGACCGTGAGTGCGGCAGGGGCACTGAGATCCACCAGCGCAGGCATCGAGACCAGCGGCTGGGTGGTCATCGATACAGGAGCGACTAGAGAAGCAGAGGTGAACGCTGTGACTGTTGGGTCAGCAGTGAGAGCCGCAGGAGCCGCCAGGAGCGCCTCTCCCGAGGTGGTGGGAGTGACACCAGCCGCCAGGTAGGCAGGAGCCGTCAGCGAGGCGCTGACAGGTGCAACCACCAACGGCTGTGCAACAAGTGACGCAGGAGCACTGAGGGACGAACCAACCAGCGCCTCGACCACTGGCTGAGCCGTCAGCCCCAGAGGAGCATCCAGGGCAACTACACCAGAAGTGGCACGCAGGGCATCTGTCGCCATGCTGGCGGGAGTCGCAAGGGGCGCACTGACCAGTGCTTCGACGTAGGGCTGAGCCGTGATGTCTGGAGGGGCGCTGATCGCCACCGAAGCCATCTCGGTGACGTACGGGAGAAGGTCCAGTACCACAGGGGCCGTGAGGTCAGCAGCCACCAACACAGTGACCTGGGCAGTGGCGCTGAGAGAAGCCGGAGCAGTGAGCCCGACTGCCCCGAAGGAGGTCTGGATGGGAGAGGTGGAGAGGTCTGCTGGAGCGCTGAGGGCAGCAGAGGCAGAGACGATGCTGTTGGTGCTGGCGTCCGCACTGAGTGCAGCAGGGGCGGTAAGGCTTGCCTGTGCTTCCGTCGTACGGGTAGCCGAGACAGCCAGGCTGACTGGGGCTGTCAGGGCGACAGTCGCCTCGGTGGCCCTGGTCCCCTCGGTGCTCAGAGAAGGAGGAGCGGACAGAGCAGCGCTGACGAACTGGGTGACCGTCGCTGTGGCGGTCAGATCCGCAGGGGCGTTGAGCCCAGTGGCCCCAGTGGTCGTGCGAGTGGCTGCGGTGCTCAGTGAAGGGGGCGCAGCCAGAGCAGCAGCAACCTGAGCATCGACCAGAGGAGTCGCGGTCAGAGCAGCAGGAGCAGCCAGTCCTGCCGTCACAGGCATCGTGACGATGGGCTGAGCCGTGACCAGTGCGGGGGCGTTGAGGGTGACGGCGGCTGCTGTCGTCCTGGTCCCGCTGGTGGAGATGCTGGGGGGAGCCGAAAGATCCGCCGCCGCCATCTCGGTGACGACAGCAGTGGCACTCAGTGACCCAGGGGCGTTGAGGTTGGTGGCTGCTGTAGTGGTACGGGTCGCGGATGTGGAGATGGCTACCGGAGCAGTCAGCGAGGCTGCCGCCATCTCTGTGACCACGGGAGAGATCGAGATGCTGACAGGAGCGTTGAGGTCTGCTGCCCCGCTCTTCACCACCAAGGGCTGAGCCGTAAGGGAGGCAGCAGCGTTCAGTGGAACAGCAGCCGTCGTCTCCCGCGTACCAGCAGTAGCCAGGTTGGCCGGGGCGTTGAGAACGGCAGCCGCATTGGCCGTGATGGTGGCTGTTGCCGACAGGGAGGCCGCAGCGTTGAGAGGGACCGTCCCGGAGGTCTGTCGTGTCCCTGCGGAAGACAGGCTGGCTGGAGCCGTAAGGGAGGCGGTTCCGGTGTAGGTCGTTCCACCGCCACCGTGTGGTCCAGGCCAAGGATCGGAGTCGCTCCACGCATCACTGTCAGACCAGTCCGCGGTGACGATGACGCCGTTCGCAACCATGTTGGCCGGGGCTGAGAACGAAGCGCTCGTAAAGGCTTCAAGAGAGCCAACTACCGCGAGATTGGCAGGAGCATTGAGTGAAGAAGTTGGCAGCGCTTCAACTATGGGCTGGACAACGACCGAAGCGGGAGCGTTGAGGTTGAGGGTGCCAGTGGTCTCCCGCAGACCACTGGTACTCATACTCGCGGGAGCATTGAGCGCAGCACTACCTGTGTAGGTAGTAGGCGTGGCTATCTGCCCTGTGACAGTGCTTGAGGCTGCGCCTTCACCACCAGCAGAGTCGCCGGTAACCCAGTAGGTGTAGGTGACACCAGTTACGACGCTGGTGTCGTCGTACTGCGTCGTGGGGGCCGAGGGGGTGCCGACAACCCGGCGGATCACGACAGAGGCGTTGTCGATCTCGATGGCGTCGCCGACGGCGCTGGAGATCGTGTAGCCCTCAGGCCCAACCAGCACGAACGCGGCGTTCGCCGGTGCTGTGACACTGGAACTGAAGGCCGTCATCGTGGTCGGGGCTGTGCTGCTCCCGAGCGTGGAAGTCAGGAGCGCACCGGATGCGTCGTAGACGAAGATGCGGTGGGGCCGCCAGGTGCGGGCACCCGACGACACCCGGAACTGGCCCGTGTAGGTGATGACGTCACCCGGTAGAACGGGTTGGCCCGTGGTGGTGATGCTCGCCGTGGAGGTGTTTCGGACCGTGGCGTTCGCGACGGCGCTGGTAGCCGTGACTACGAGCCGACCGTCGGTGGCGTTGTGGGAGACGGTCGCGTTGGCGTCCACGGTCCACGTGCCGGTGCCGGACGTGAAGGTGGCCGAGTTGCCGGTGAGGCGCTCGTCCTCGCGGTAGACCTTGTACGCCGTAGGGGCCGTACCGGACGCCGGGGCGTCCCAATCGACCAGGACAGAATCCACATCACCGGTCGCGCTGACGTTCTCCGGTGCGTTCGGTGGAACGAACTCACGGATGCGTACCAGCGACATCAAGCCGTACATGCTGCTGGACTGCGACTGCTGGAAGGTCACCGTGGTGTTGTTGGAACCAGCCGTGACAGAGGCATAGCCAGTCCAGCCAGCGATGTCAGAGCCAACAGTGCTGCTGCCCTTGCCAGGGGCGGCGGTGAAGGCGCTGATCGTGGCACCTGTTGCTGTGAGACTTGTGCCGCTCTGGGTGAAGGCAGCAGAGTTCATGCCTGTGGCCCAGGCTAGGTAGTCACCTGTCGCTAGGCCAGGCGCAGTAGAGGATGAGCCGTTCCAAACCAAACTGCTGGTGTTGATGAGTGCTAGCGCGCCAGCAACAACCCAGGAACCCGTAGCATTCTGGAAACCAGTGATCTCAGCAATGACAACATTGCCAGAGGTGTTGTTAGTGCTACCGCCACTCAATGCGGCGATCACTACAGAGTTGTCACCAGATTCGGCAACCCTGTAGTACCGCTTGATCTCAACATCGCCAGTACTGCTGCCGTAAGCAGTGCCGTTGTTCGACTCGCCACTTGCATCAGTGACCTCAGTCCACCCCGAAGGGGCGGTCAGTGTGGCGGTCTTCTGCTTCCACAGAACTGTGAGGATGTGCAGATCGCCTGGCTGCCAGCCTGTAGGCAGTGCGACCGTAGGTGCGGTAGACGTAGAGGCACTAGCGGCCCAAGCGGCGGCAGCACGGAAGGAGATAGCCATGGGCTACCTCCCTACGTCGATCACCATGAGATCACAATGCAGACGCCTGGGCCACCAGCGCCACCAGCACCTGAGTTGTTGCCGTTGGAGGAAGCACCGCCTCCACCACCACCGCCGCCGTAACTGGCTGCATCCCCTCCAGAGCCACCAACGCCCGAGACCGATCCACCGCCTCCACCACCACCGGTCCCCAGGCGGTCACCAAAGGTGTTACCGCTGCCGCCAGAACTGCCTGGGTTACCACCCGAGCCTGCTGTGCCACCAGCCTCGCCCGAGAAGATGTTGGTGGCACCGCCAGCACCACCGGACGCTGCTGTGTTGGCCGCGTTGAGGCCTCCACCACCTCCACCACCGGTAGGAGCCTGTACGGAGACAGAGTTACCGGCAGTACCGCTTCCACCGGTAGTGCTTGCTGCCCCACCAGCACCACCTGTGTACATGGAGGTGGGAGATGCGCCAGCGGACCCCGTAGTGGCCGTACCACCGCTGCCGTTGTTCCCTGCCGCAGCGCGTAGGTGGCTGCCGAAGGAGGTACCAGTGCCTACATAGGAGCCGTTGTTGCCATTCGTGTCGTCAACGGTGACAGCAGCCCCACCAGCCTGGGCACCGGGGACAGTGACCGAGACAGTCCCACCCAAGGAGGAGGCGCGGAAGATGTAGAAGGCGTGGCCACCAGCAGCACCGCCGCCACCACCACACCTGATAGCGCCATTAGCACCACGCCGCCCAGAGCCGCCAGAGCCGCCCGGACCCACCACGATGACCATGACAGCCTTGCAGCCGGTTGGCTTGGTCCATGTGCCGTTAGAGGTGAAGACCTGGACGTCCTTGGCAGCCTCAAGTGCCTCGATGTTGGCCCGGACGTCAGCGTGGGTCGAGTACGGCCCAGGCATGGCTAGATCGAAACGACGATGGCATTCGCCGGGTAGGAGAGCGTGTCTCCAGCCACCAGCGTGCGAGGTGTCGTCAGAGCGCCCCAGGCAAGACGGCGCGGGGTGCCGGTGGAGTCCACGATGTCGATGCCGTTGACCGTGCCAGCAGGGGCGTTGGTGATGGTCAGAGCCTGGTTGCCGATGGTGGCACTGTAGGTACCCGTGGAGGTGGCCGGGGCGTTCCAGGTGATGGTGACACCGCCAGCGGTGAACCCCGAGCCAGACAACTCCGTACCAGCAGCAGACTCAGAGCCCGTGGTGGACATCTGCTTGATCTTGATGGGGGAGGTGATGGAGACCGCAGAGGCCGGGATGAACGTGAAGTTCAAGACGTTCTGGCCGTGGGCCTGAGTGAAGGCAGACATGGGTTACTCCCCCTGCATGGTGAGGACGATGGGCGTTGCGTTCTCGTTGACGTCCGCCAGCGTGAAGGAGCGAGTGGTCTCGTCCCGAGCATCCAGAGCCTGCTGAACATCATCACCAAGGCTGGTCAGGTGCTGCTGAAGCGCATCAGCGTCCAGCCCCTCAGCACCCTGGAGCACAATCGGACAAGACCCGTCAGGGCAACCCTGTGCAGCACAGCAGGACAGGTGCAACGCCACGTTGGGGTCCATCCCGTAGATGGCGTGGCGGTTGCTGTCGTCTGCTGTCTGACAAGCAGGGCAGAACCTGACGGGCCTTGTCATTCAGACTCCTACTTAGCGTCAGCAGACTTGGTCGGACTGTCAGTCTTCGGGGTGACGGTCTTGCTGTCGGCCGAGGACGTGTCCTCATTCTGCTTCAGGTTGTTGATGATGTCCTGCGCCTCGCTGCGGAGAGAGTCCTCGACGTTCTCGTCGTTGGCCAACTCGCCAATCGTCAGAGAAGCGTGGTCAGGAGTCTCCACAACGCGGTCCTCCGGGGCGACCTTGTTGGGGTCGTAGTCCTGGAGGGACACCATGGAGCGGTGGTAGGCCAGCGCCTCAGCCTCACCAGGCTCCAGATCACGCACGTCCTTCTTCGCCAGAGCGTTGAAGTCGTAGGACACAGAGGGGTCCGCAGCGTCCTTGTTGTTGAGCGGGTTATTCGGGGAAGTCATCATCGGCTCCTAAGAAGCGTCGTTGGCGATCTTGGCAGGCAGACCAGTGTGGTCTGTGGGGCGGTACCTGGTGTACTCGGCGTTCCCCTCAGACTTACCCGTCTTACTGGTCTTGGCACCAGCGCTCTTCATAGCCGCTGGATGGTTGGTCTGCGGAGCAGCGATAGCGATGTACCCCTGCGAGATGTACGAGTGCAGATTGCGCCACCCAGCGGCCTCGGGAACCTCTTCACCCTTGGCCCGCACTGAGCCGTCCACCCTCATGTCCTTGAGAGCGACGTACGTCATGGCCGTGTAGTCGATGTCACCAGGCTTAGGCATTGCCTACTCCTTACGCGACGGCTGCGGACCAGAAGGTGCCCATGTCAGCAGCGACAACCTTCATGTCGTACGTCATCTCGCCCTCGATGCGGTCGGAGGCGATGTTCTCCATGCGGAAGGTCTTGATGCGGATGCCCTTGGCGTTGCCGCCCAGGTAGCCGTTCCACGTGAAGGTGTAGCCAGCCGCAGGCTCCATGAGCGACGGGCGCTCCGGGCTGTAGGCCAGCAGGGCGCTCTTGCCACCACCCATGAAGGCGTAGGTGGCGTTGGAGTCCGTCGTCAGCGGGTTCTGGAACTCCGGGGTGGTGGTGTAGGTGGCGTAGGTGACCAGCAACTTCTTCACCCCGAAGAGGGAGGCGATGAGGTCCTCGGTCACGATGCCGCGCTCGGTGTACTTGATGCGGTCCAGGATCTCAGCGTGGTTACGCAGAGCCTGGAGCACGTAGGCACCGACCACCATGACGTTCGGGGCGTAGCCCGTGTTCTGGCGGAACTGGATGATCTCGGCGGTGACGTCCTCGATCGGGGTGCTACCAGCCTGGTCCCACTGCTTGAACTGGAGACCAGTCGGGGTGCCGGTCACGCCAGCACGGTCACGTGCCCAGACGCTCGTCTTGAAGTACTTGTTGTTCCAGTCGATGTCCCGCTTGAGGAGCAACTGGTTGGTGACGAAGTTGGTGGAGTCGCGGTCCAGCGAGAAGTTGGAGTCCGCGTTCGCACGCAACTGGTCATCGATGTCCTTGTGGACGCCGTAGACGGACGCGAAGTACGAGTCCGTGGTGACGTGCCAGCCGACACCAGGGGTCTCAGTGCTCGGCGCACGCTTCTCGACGTCCGTACGACGCCACTCGCTCTTGAGGTACTTCCAGTACAGATCCGACTGCTTCTGCACCGGGACGACAGGGAAGACCTTGTCTGCGATGTAGGCATCGGACGACTGCATGTACGCAATCGAGATGTTGGTGAGCGGCTGACTGACGTGCAGGTCGCTCTGGGTGGGGTTCATGTCTCGTTACTCCCTTAGAGATCCTGAGTCAGCCGGTTACTTGAGCCGGAGGAGGACAGTTGCGAGTTCTCCCGCAGCGGCAGTGCTGTGGATCGCGTAGCCCATGAGCGAGCCAGCGACCGTTGCGGTGGCCCGACCAGTTGCGTCGGTGTACACCGGAGCCCCAGCCGCGATGGCACCAGCCGCCTCGACCTTGGAGATGCCGCCGATAGCGACCGTGGCCGCGTCACCGACAGCCTGGGGCTTGTTCTGGAGGACACCCACAACGGCGTCCGACGTGGCCGAGACCAAGCCAGCGATGTGCTCACCGGTGATCTTCACGAAGCGGTACTGGAGGGCGCTCTGGTTAGCAGGAGCACCACGGAGACCAGCAACACCCGTGAAGACGCCGATGGAAGCGTCAGCATCCAGGGTGATGCTCTGGAGAACTTCCTCGTACGCCATGGTTCTTTACCTCTCTTGGGTGCTACTGGTTAGAAGGAGTTACGTGCGGCGCGGCGCTCGGCCACGTAGGCGTCGTAGGCGCGGGGGTCCATCTCGAAGACCTGCGTCACGGCCTGCTCGGGGGTGAGGGCCTTGCCGACAAACTCCTGGGCGCGAGCGTTGACCTCGTCCAGGATGGAGCCGTTGTCGCCGCCACCACGCTTGCCGACCTCCGAGAAGAGGCTGGCCTGCTCGCTGGTGCCACGCAGGCACTTCACGATGACCTGGAAGTCCTCGACGGTCGCGCTCTCAGCGAGGCGCTTGAGGACCGGACCCAACTCCTTGGAGGAGACCGGGACGTTGAACTCGTCGGCCTTGGCGATGAACTCGCGCTCCAGGCGCAGGTCCCGCTCAGCCTTGGCGATCTCCTCAGCAGCCTGAGCGCGCTCCTCAGCCTTGCTGACAGCCTCGTAGGCCTTGCCGATCAACTCGCGGTTGTCTTCCTGGTCCAGAGACTTCGCCAGTTCCTGGAGGAAGAGGTCGTTGGTGTCCATGCCGAAGTCTCCAGACTTCCCGAAGGGGTTCTTCTTCTCGCTGTTGTCACTGTTGCTGCTTGCGTCACTGTTGTCGCTATCTCCCTCAGAAGAACCGCCCTGCGCCTGCTGCAAGGCCTGCTCCAACTGCTGGATGTAGGCGACAACGTCCGGGGGCAACTGCTGAGGCATACCACCCGTGGGGGCACCAGGGGCACCCATCGCACCAGGCATTCCGCCTGCACTAGCCGGGGGTGCAGTGGGCTGGCCCATACCCATCGGCTGAACACCGGGGGTCTGCATGGTGGCACCCATGGCAGGACCCTGAGCACCGGGGAACGGCGACTGGGACGGGTCCATCGGGTTGCCGCCACCACCGGGGAAGTGCTTCTCGATGAACTCCTGGTCGCCATCCTCCAGGACCTTCTCGATGATCCCGGTCCAGAAGTCAGCACTCTTGCCCAGGCCGCTCAACTCAGAGGGGTTCACCTCCGAGGAGGCACCCTTCTTCTTAGCCTTCTTCGGGGGAGTGTCCTCACCCTCGATGTGCTCAACCCCGCCAATCTTGCCATCAGGGCCAACGTTCTTCTCCTTGTCGGAGTCCTTGAGGATGCCCGAGGGGTCGGAGCCAGAGAAGGAGTCCACGCCAGCGTGCTCCCCACCCTGGCCGAACGAGCCCTTCTTGCTCACGTCGAACAGGTCATCGAGGTTCATCTCATCCAACGCCTTCGTGAAGTTCTTCTTGGCCAGGGACTTCTCGCGTGCATTACGGAGGGCCGTGTTGTGGTCCTTCCACCCGTGAACGCTATGGGCAACGCCACCCGCCCAGAGGGCACCGCCTGCGACCATCTCGGGCTTGCTCCCGCGCATTGCTCCATGCACACCAAGACCGACACCGCCAGCCTCAAGGCCAAGGGCCTGGTAGCCCTTCTTCTGGCCTTCCTTGTACTTAGGCTCAGCCTTGATCTGCCGAGTGCGCTCCTTGTAGCCACCTAGAGGTCCGCCAGTCTGCTTGACCCACTCGTTGGCATCACGCTGTTCCTGCTTCTGACGCTCCCAGAAACCGCCTTCCTTCTTCTCGAAGAGGGCGTCCAGGTCCATCTCGTCCAGGGCCTTCTTGAAGCCCTTCTTCTTGGTGGCGTAGTGCTCCTCAGCCACCTGAGTGCCCTTGCTACCACCCACGACAGAGCCGAGGTATCCGCCAGCGACTGCGCCAGTAACCTTGCCCTTAGTGGCTGCTGCACCTACAGCAGTGCCTACAGAAGTACCGACAGCAGAGCCAACGCCGCCGCCAACAGCATGGCCAACCTTGTGGTGCTTGGCTCCAACACCAGCACCAACAGCGCCTCCGATACCACCAGGCGCGAGGAAACTGCCGAGTTCGGCCAACTTCCGAGCGTCAGACTTGGGGGCTGCCTTCTTCTCGAACTCGAAGGACTCCTCCACCTCGGGGGCGCGCTTGGAGATGGCGATGGTGGCGTGCTGGTTCGCACCCCGGTCCACTAGAGAGACCTCATCGATGGACAGGTTCGACAACTGCTTCACAACACCGTTACGTGGCCTGCGAGCCATGGTTGAACCTCCCTTCGTCTGTTACGGAGCGTGGCATTGGGTGAGTGGGATTGTCGTCCACTAGAACGCCATAGTTGGGCCACTAGGTCCAGCGGGGGCGGAAGGACCAACACTGGGACCGGTAGGACCAGTCGGGCCAGAAGCAGGGCGTGGACCCATCTGGCTCAGGGTCTGCCAGTTCTGCTGCTGGGCACCGTTCTGGAGGGACTGCTGCTCCATCTGCTGCATCTGCCACTGCTGCTGCTGCAACTGCTGGATGTGCTGAGCGACTTGCGGGGCCATCATCTGGGTGGCCTGCTGGAGGTAGTGCTGGGCGTAGGCGTCCTGCCGCTGGGCGGTAGACCCAGAGCGGTTCTGGGTGCCGACAGCCTTGAAGACCTCCAGGCCGGTCCGCTCGTAGATCGCGTCGAGGTTCTCGTGGAACTCCTCGATGGTGTCGGAGTAGTCGTAGGCCTTCTCGATCAAGGTCTCGATGGGGTCCTTCGACTTGCCGATCTCATCGAGGCGCTTCTCCATCCGCGCCCCCATGCCGTGGATCGAGAAGCCCTGACGCTCCCCGCTCTTCACCAGGTCCCAGGTCTTGTCATCGTTGACCTTGAAGCCGACCCACCAACCAGTGGGGAGCGAGCCCTCAGGGAGGCCCAACTTCTCCACCTTCTCTGGGGTGAAGACCATCGACTCGATCATGTCGGAGATGTGGAGCGGACGGTCACCCTTCTCGATCAGGTTGCCGTCAGCGTCAACACGGGAGTGCATGTCACCACCGACACGGCACTTGACCACGTAGTCGTAAGCAGCACGCTCCATCTCCGAGGGGTGGATGTAGTCCCCCTGGAGGTCCACGACGGGCTGGCCGTCGATCTCCGTCACGGAGGCCCAGCCGAAGACCTGGCGCTTGTCCTCATCGATCTTGGAGAACTCGCCCTCCCAGGTGACCTCGTGGTCATCCGGGTCGAAGTTCTTCTTGGCGTGGGCGTCATGGAGCAACTTGGCCCCACCAGCGACAGCGGCAGTAGCACCGAGAGCGACACCAGCCTTGCCACCCTTCCTGGCAGCAGCGTTGATGGCCTTGGTCTTCTTGCCAGAGTCGTTCATCACCATGTCGGCCAACTCTTTGCCTTCATGCGCGTGAACGAAGTTGTAGAGACTTGCATCCTTGACGGTATGACGAGCCAGCATCTTGATGCGGGCTGCCTCAGCAGCCTTCTCGGACCCAAGCGCCACACCAGTACCACCAGCAACGGCGCTAAGACTGTCCCGGTCCCGGTTGTCACGAGCAGCCTTCACACCTACAACAGGCTTCTTGTGCTTCACGTCGTCATGGAGGATGTGGGTGGCAGCAATCTCACCCGTCAGACCAGCGATCTCCAGAGGGATCAGCGCCTTGGTCTTGAGCGGGATCTTCCTGCCCAGCCTGCGCTTTACCTTCGCGTCGTGGATGCCGTAGGCCAACCCACCAGCCCCAGCCACAGCACCAATACCAGACAGGACAGCGGTACCACCACGACGCTGCTTGTCGGTCAACTCCTTGGCGATGACGATGGCCTGCTGGGGAGTGATCAGGTTCTTGGCGACAGCCTCGCCCAGAAGACGAACAGGGTCCTCAAGGCGGGCAGCCTTGACCCCGAAGATCTGCTTCCCCTTGCGCCCCCGCAGTTCGTCGTGAGCGTCCTGGGCGTTCTCCCCAGCCGCAACGGCAGACGTCAGACCAGTACCAGCAAGGCCAACGGTCTTAGCCCCCTCCTTGACCGCCTTGATCTTGCGGCCAGCACGGGCAGCCTCAAGAGTCTCCTTGGCCAGAAGGGGGGACTTGTACGTCGAGTAGGCAGCCAGGCCACCCAGCAGACCTGCCGAGCCAACCTCGGCCCCTACCTGGACAGCCCTCCGGCCCCGAGAGACGAACCGACCACTGTGCTCGTCATGGTGGTCGTTCTTCTTCTTGACCTCGTCCTCGTCGTCCTCTTCCTCATCGTCCTCGACACCGGGAGCGTGGAGGTCGGCAGGAGCAGGGTCCATCTTGGAGATGTCCTGGATGATCTCGTCAAGATCGACATCGTCGCCGTAGAGGAACTTGGCCACTGTCTGAAAGGCCGGGTCAGTCTTCCACGCAGCCTCTGCCGCAGCCTTCAACACGTCACCCATGAGACCAGCCTCGCTTTCAGAGCCTTGCTTGTCGCTTAGTCGGTCTGGCCCTCGCCACGGGCGATGAAGACCCTGTTGACGTTGTTGCTAATCCTCTGACGCGGGGTCTGGCCGATCTTTAGACTGCCCACATTCTGGTTTGGACGTCGGGCGATCTCCTGCCGGAGCCTGCGGGTACGGCGCTCCTCGATCAGCCCCAGCAACCCCTCCTGGAAGGGATCGAAGTCCTCGTGCCGACGCACCACGCGAACAGGGATGCGACTACGACCGAGTCGGTAGGCAGCCTCTAGGCGGTGCTGACCGTCCCAGATGACGGACTGGTCGTTGTAGACGTGGAGGGTGATGGGCCTCTTGAAGCCCTCCTCCTTGATCTTGGCAGCGAGGGCATCGACATGGGCGTCTTGACCGATGCGGAACCCCCACGCACGCCTGTGAGCATCCAGGTAGGAACGCGGGAGCATGTACGTCCCGGTCTGAAGGTGCTTGATCCGCTGGTCTGTCTTCTGAAGCCGTGAGTTCAACTCGGGACGAGTCCGCCCAGCAATGGGGGCCTCGACTGCCATGTAGTGGGCACCCTTGGCTCCCGCACCGATGGCGGCAACCCCAGCCCCCGCAGCAGCGAACCGACCCAACCTGTCCCGGTAGATGAGATTGAGCGGCATCGCCTTCACGACATGGGCAACCTGGACCAAGGTGACGAGAAGTCGGCCACCCATCCGGGCGTCCTTCGCCTCGACAGAGACCACCTTGAAGTGACCAGTCGTCAGCCATTCAGCCTCGGCATGGTGTGACATCGGGCTGATGTTGAGAGCCCGAGCCCCCTTCACCTGGAGGATAATGCCGCTCTTGTGGATGTCGTCAGCGAAGATCTTTGCTGTCTCGGTGTTCTTGGTCCAAGAGGCAAGTGGTAGTTCTACTTCTTCACCGACAAGACTCAACTTGCCAGTCAGTTCCTCCAGCGCCTTCTTGAGTTTGGGATCACTGGTCTTCCCCTTGATCCCGCGATAGATGGTCTCTTCGCTGACAGGAGCGTTCTCCACCATCTCGGTAAGAGTCTCGTACTTACCTAGGGAGAAACCACCAGACTTGAACCTGTACACACCAGTCCATTGCCTGATGTCTTCTGATAGATGCTTCAGGTACGCGACTTCGTCACGGTTCTTGAAAGTCTGTTCAATCAGATTGGACCCACCGAGAGAGAACTCAGGTAGAAGGTTCATCCTCGCAGCGAGACTGTTGAGTGTCTCCTTGGCCAAGGTGGGCTTAGGTGGGAGTTCAACAGGAGCCTTGTAGTAGGTGTAGGTCGGGTACTTGACGTCCCACCACGACTTGCCCTCAGTCGTGCCCTTGATCATCTTGACCAGGTGATTGCTGATGTCCGCGATCATGGCCCCACTGGCAATGCCAACTGCCCCACCCATGTAGACAGCCGTAGTTCGCTGGCCAGAACTCATGTTCCCCCAGCGCTCCGCAAAGCGCCCCTTGCCGTCTCGGGGGTGCTTGTTGGACTCCCAGAACTTCTGGACGACCAGGTCTTCCGGCTCGGAGAACAGACGAGCCAGGTGGTTGGCGTCAGCGTCGTACCGAGCCGTACGAGTGATCAACCCGCCGAGGAACTCGTCCTCCAGGACGATGGTGCAGCGGCAGTTGGGGTGGATCGGCGGGACGATGGCGTCCACGCTCTTGCGGTTCTTGCCCCTCGCGGTCTTGGGCAGGGGCATGAGGATGGTGAACACCTCGTTCACCGGGACTGCCACACCGTCCATCGGTCCACAGGTAGGACAGACCCGCTCATCCAGAGCGGTGAGCCACACCTTGCGGGCATCAGTGGGAAGGATTCCGTGCCCCAGAGCGGACATCAGGCTCAACTGGACCCCGAAGTTGATGCCCGTGAAGGTGTTCACGTCCCCGATGGTCATCGCCCGCTGCACAAGCAGGGCCGACACCTCATCGATAGGGGTGCTGTTCTTGGGCAGGGTCTTGCTGCTCATGTAGGCCTGGTAGGTGTTGGCCGACCTCGGGTCCAGCCCGTAGGCAGCCTGAGCCCGATCCGCCAGGGCCTGGGCAGGAAGGCGCTGGTTCAGCCCTGCGTTGACGATCTCTCTGACCGCCATGGTGGACTGGTTGGCGACCTGCTCAGCGATCTGAGCGGCATAGGTGATGGACCAGTCCTGAATGACCTTGTCCTCGACCTTGACATCCACGCCCTTCTTGGAGATGCCGTAGATGGCTGCCTCAGCCAGCAAGACAGACATCCCGACCTTGAAGGCCTCCTTGAAGTGGCCCGAGATCTGGACATCGAAGTCACCCGTGTTGAACCCAGACCTCGACCACCTCTGACCCAGCCCTGACCAGTCCAGGATCTTGGCCGCGACAACAGCAGTGAGGAACACCTGAGCCATCGACTTCGTGATGTCCACCTCCCGAGAAGAGGAGGCATTCGGAAGGTAGGGCTGGCTCAGTGCCTCAAGATCAGGAGTAGTCATCGTCAAGGCCACCAAGGTCGCGGATCTGCTTCTCGGCGTACTTGCGAGCAGCCTCGTCCAACTCCTCCTCGGTCATGCCCTCCCGTGCCCCTGAGTCGATCTCGACAGCAGTGGGCTCAGCGTCCTCCGCAGGCTTGAAGGGTGGCTTCTGACCCTTGGCCCGCGCCATCCGGTTGGCCATCTGCTGGTACGGGGTCAGCGCAAGCCCGAAGTCATCCTCGTGGGCGAACTCCAGGTCCAACTCCGGGTCGTCCCAGTAAGCACCCCTGGGCTCCGTCTCCTCGTAGCCGAGGTCGTTCTCGCCAGCAGGCTCCTCGAACCACTCGTGGACCTGCTTGCGCTTGGCCTCACCGAGGTTCGGGTCCTTCTTCCAGATGGTGAAGATCCGGTGCTTCTCAGCCTCAGCCCAGTCGGGATCGGCCTGGACCGACGCGACACTCTCCACGCCGTGCTGGTCAACCTCGCGGACGTAGCCCTCGTCGTCCCCGCTCTCGATCAACCCGTCCTGGAAGCCCTGCCAGTGGGTGATGAGGCCCGAGTCCCCGTCAGCGCTCTCATCGAGGTCGAGGGTGTTGAGGCCGTCGATCAGGTCCTCGCGGTGGCCACCTTCGCCCGTGCGGACCTTCTCCAACTTCTCGATCATGTCGGGGTCGCCGTTACGGGCACCCTTGAAGATGTTGTACCACTCGACGGCGAACTCGTCGGGCCTCTCCCCCGTCTCCTGCGAGCGGGCGAGGTGATGACGGATCAGAGCCTCAGCGTGGCCCAGCATCTCCGCGTGGTGCTCAGCACTCCACGGGTCACGGCGGTAGTCGTAACTACGCACAACTGCACCTGTGTCAGTCCCAGCAGCCTCAGCCCGGTTGGCCTCACCTGGGTTGCGCTGGGCCACCCCGATGGGGACGACACCGCCTGTGCGGTAGTGCTGCTGAACAGCGACAGAGCGTGGCTGCTGCTCCTGCCTGCGGATCTCCTCAGCCCTGGCCTTCTCCATCTTCAGACGAGTGGCCTTCAGAGAGCGGTAGCCCTCCAACTCGTCGTAGGACTTGGAGCCACCAGGGTTGAGCAGCGCGTCGTGGTAGCCAGCCTTGGCATCACTGGGCTTGAGGTACATCGGGCGGACGTAACCGGTGTCCCTCTCACCAGAGCCAGCGCGCCGACCCTCAAGAGCAGGGATCTGACCAGCGCCCTCGTGGCGGACTTCAGCGATCAGCAGGGGGTACTGCGCCTTGAGGGACTGGAGGGCAACCTCGTAGCCCCTTGCGTCCAACTTGAGGATCTGGTCAGCGTTGTTGGGGTCCTTGACCTTGCCGCTCTCGATGGCATCCAGCAGCCGCCCGTAGCGGTGGACGACCTGGCGCGGGGTGTAGCCGTAACGCTTCGTGTTCGCCCGAGGGTCGAACTCGATCGTGTACACACCGTGACGAGAGATGGTGGAGATCCGGCGTGCCCCGCTACGCATAGCCAGGGAGACGTCCTCAGTGGTGGGACCGCCGTACGCCCTCGAACGCACGTACGAGCCGTTCTTGAGGGTGTGCAACTGGGCCAGGTTGAAGGGGACGTAGTGGTCATCCGCGTGACCGACAGCCTGCTGGGTCACCTTGCCCTTCGCGTCGAGAAGGAAGCCCTGCGACGGGGCCGTGGAGCCACTCTGGAGCAGCAGGGCGTTCTGAGCGTCAGTCGGCACGGCCCCAAGTCCACCCGTTGACTTGTCAGTAGAAGCCAAGGTGTGGAGTAGACGCGCCTCGAACTGCCGTGGTCCACCTTCACCCTCCTGGAGGCCGGAACGTGCCGTGGAGTTGAACTGGGCGGGAGAGGCAGTCATCCCCCGGTACTTGTAGGAGTAGCGACGGATGGACGGCCCCAGAACCCGAGAGACCTCGGGACCGTGCTGGCCCACCGCAGCACCCATCGCCGTGGCCACCTGGACCGGCACAGGACCGCCAGAACCACCCGTGGCGTGGTGCAGGACGTTCGACATGGAGGACAGCCGCTGGAACCAGTTGTGCTCCTTGCCGATGTCGGAGACACCCTGCACGACAGCACCGGCAGAGCCAGCCTTCTCGTGGTTGGCACCCAAGGCCTGAGCCAGGTTGACCGCGTGCTGACCGGAGTTGGCAGGGTTCTGGAAGCCCAGCGCCTGCTGACGGCGGACGAACTCCCCATCCTTGAGGGACGGAGTGCTACCAGGGTCCGGGGTCTCCACGCGGAGGTTCCCCATCGGGTCCTCGATGTAGTACGCGACGGTCTGCAACCCGTGGTGCTTCGGGTCCACCTTGCGGTTGTAGGCCTCGACCATCGCTGCCGTCATGGCAGCGCTCTGCTCGCGGTTGTAGTCCTGGGGGTGCATGGACTGACCCCGAGGGATCTCCTGCTGCGGAGAGCGAGCAGGACGGTAGGTGCGCTTGTAGCCACCGACGTGGGTGCCATCACGACGGGTGTAGGGGTCCACCTTGGTCTGAGCAGCCTTGGAGACCAGGTAGGCCTTCACCACGGACTGACGGGCCTTGGCGACCGCCTTCTCCTGGGCGATCTTGATCCACTTGTTCAGTTCGTCCTGGTGGGCGATGACCTGGTTCTCGCAGTAGTCACCCACAGCCATGATGAAGGCGTTACGCCAAACGTCATCGTCCCAGTGGGTGTACACGTCCCGAGCCACGATGCCTGCAAGCAGGGTGTCACCGATGTGCTCGGCGTAACCGTGCTTCTCGTACTCCATCACGCTCACAGCGCGGGCTCGCTTTCCTCGGGAGGCCCAGAAGGATCTCCACCCATTCCACCACCGGGTGGGCCACCAAGTCCTGCTTGTGCCATGGCGTTGTACGCCGCCTCCTGAGCAGCCCTCTGGGCCTCTGCCTGGGCCTGGAGCATTAGGGTCTCCTCGCTCTTCTGCGGCAACTTGGCAGCAGAGCGGATGAACTCCTCCAGGTCCGGGTCGGGGAAGAAGGTCATGCCCGCCTGGGTCATGGCCCCGATGAAGCCACCCAACTCGGTGAGGTCAGGCGCGTCCACGTCAGACGGGACGATCTTCGGCATCGCGGTCAACTTCCACCCGTTGAGGGCGAAGAGGCGCGGGATCTCGTGCCGGTTGAGTACGTCCGCGATGGCGTTGGCGAAGGAGTTGAGGGAGGACCGGAAGATCCCGGTCTTGTCGGTGTGCAGGGCGTAGGAGCCGGTGTCCTGGTGGCCCACGAGAATGAAGTCCGCCAGGACCGTCATCAGGATGCGCTGCTCGTACC